CCTAAGCCCGCATGGTTTTGGGATGCGTGCGGCGAATGGATTTCAGGACAATTCACAGGACTCTCTGGCCCGTCACCTAAGCCGACGTGGTTTTGGGATGCGTGTGGGAAATGGATCGAGTCACATTGATACTCGCCGCTGCTAACGATAGTCTTACGCTGCTCGATTACATTTCAAAAGCAGGTGTAGTCGCGATCCTGATTGCAATTCTCTACGGTGGATCGAAGAAAGACCCGTGGTGGGTTTTCGGACGCGAACATCGAGCTTGCCTCGCACGAGAAGCGGAGTTCAAAGAAATTGCGTGGAAGTCGATTCGTACAGCAGAGGCTTCCGCCACTGTCGGCGAACATCTTGCAGGCAGCAACCAAGGGCTTGCGGATCGCAATAAAGTGCTGAGGGAGGAAGCTCAACATGAGTGAAAAGAAGGGCTTGGAAAAGCGCGTCACGGACAACGAGAAAGAAATTGAAGAAATGAAGAAGCGGCAGTTCGAAGTTGAAAAACGAGTTACGATTCTCAAGAAGCAGTACCAGCTAATTACAAGACGGACAGGAGGGGCTAACGCATGATTCTAGAGGCCGGATACGGAACCGTCTCCGACTTTGAAATTGTCTGGACGATGATAGCGATTATTGGTTTTTGTTTCGCTATCGCAAATCTTGTCGGGGTTATCAGCGATTACAAGTTCGAAAAGGATCGAATCAAAGCCGGAGGGCAACCAAACGGAATTTGGTATCTGGCCAAGGTCGCGGTTCTTACTGAATCAGGTCGAGCGTACTTACAGTTGGTTTTCATTTACCTCGGCCTTATTTCAATGACGCTTGCTGATCCGCCTCCATCAGTGGGGCTTGGAAATCAGGTACGTGACGCAGTTGCACGGTGGGGGCTGCTCACGGCCTCTTTGCTCGTCGTAGTGAAAACGTGCTACGCATGGTACGTTCGCAAGAGGCTGGCTGAAGAGAGGCAACCATGAAATTAGTGAGGTTGAAGCAATACCTCACCGATATCGGTGCGCATGTTCAAGCTTGAATTTCTCAATGAGCCGGAATTCTGGCTCTGGATGAATGGAGTTGCAACAGTCGCATGGTTCCTTCAATTTCCACTTGTGTACCTCTGGAAGCAGAACTTGAAGGACTCCGTTTCGTACCTCATCTTTATCTCGATAGCGGCGGCGGCGCTCGGACAGTTGGCTGCTTGGCAGGCTGCTAGAGTAGAATGCCGCATGAAACGAAACCTAGAGAATGGAGGTTGAAATTAACAACTAGCTCCACGGCTGATCGTAGCCGCGCCTAGTAAGCTACCAAGGAGATTTCAAATTGCGACAAGCTGCCGTACTAACCGCCCTATGCCTAGCAGGGGTCTTAATTTCAGTGGCAGTAAGCGGGACAAAGACAGCGAACGCAGAAAAGACAGTTAGCACTTCTGCAATTCAAGTCCCAACAAAGGTGAAAAAAGAAGAGACGTGCAACAAATGGAAAATCGTAAAAGGGATTCGGTTCTACCGGGCGTCCGCATGGTATTGGGATTGGGCAGCCGGGACTTCCCCTACCCGATTTTCAAAGTGGAAGCCGAAGCACTCGTGCGGTTTTCTCACATACTTGGCCGTGCAATCGAGGAAGAAAGCGCACATCGCGAAGGCTCAATTTCAGACGTGGTACGCAAGGACTTACTCCAAGTGGGCCTGCATTCACAGCTACGAAGGCAGTTGGCAGGACGCGGGCGATCCGTTTTGGGGAGGACTTCAGATGGATCGGGGCTTTATGAGTTCCTACGGCTCGGATTTCATTCGCGCTTTTCACGGCTACGCAAATGTCTGGCCAGTGTGGGCGCAGTTGCGAGCCGCAGAAAGGGCGTACTACAGCGGTCGAGGTTTCTACCCTTGGCCAAACACCGCTCGATATTGCGGTCTAATCTAGGAGGTTGAAATTGGGAGCATGGTTGAACGCATTCGCGCATGACACGAAGAGCCATATCTTGCTCGCGCTCTTCGTTGTCGATTTCATTCTTGGAGTTTCAGCGGCGGTCTTTGTAACGAAGTCCTTCCGCATGAGCTACGTCGCAGACATTTTGCGGCGTGACGTTCTCGGGAAGCTGGTTCCGTATTTCGGGCTTTATGCGTTGGCCCTGATTGCGGGCAATGAGGAATTCGTTCCGATCCCCGGCGCAGACTTTGGTTTGCTTGCCGGACTAGCATTTTCAATTTTCTTGCTAGCAATGGTCGGCTCGATTCTCAACAGCCTCCACGAGCTTGTTCCAAGTTTGCCAATTCCCGCATTTATCGCGGGGGATGAGTTGCCTGCACCAACAGGCGACGTGCCCGTGACGATGCCAGTAAAGGGGGTGAATCAATGAAGTTGAAAACGTTCTTGCTGATCCTGGCAGCGATGATTGTAATTGCAGCGCTGCTTGCCGGAATGTCCGATGGCGGTTTCGGCGATCACGTTCTCGGATCGTGGTGGGACGGCGGACACAGACATTAATTTCAAAAGGTTAGTCGGTTCGTCCGACTAGCAGACGGGGGAGAGAGCCGCAAGCCCGCCCTTCGGTCGCTCTCCCCCGTCCACTTTCTCAGAGCCGTTCTAAGCCCGGAGGACGATCATCCTAGCTCTTTCTTCATGTAGGTGCTGGAAAGCCGTCAGAAACGCTCTCAGGAGCTTGACGAAGGCGCACAGAGACGCTACTATCCTGCGAAGTCAGGCGTTCCCGGTTCAGGGAATCCCTTTCTGTCGGAGTGGAGGGAATTTCAAGCTTTGTCTCAGCAGAGTAATAATTGAAATTCCCTCCACACTAATCAGAGAGGGCACTGAGATAAAGCCTGAAAAGACAGAAAAGGAATTTCACTCAAAAATTGGGAGGAACGCTGTGCCAGAAAAAGTTTTGCAGTTGATTTTTGGGGTAAGCGGTCTAACGCCCTACTACCCCTTTAGGGGTAGGGCTAGCGCTACCGGGGTATGAGAGTCCGAGAGAAAGGGGGTAATTTATGAAGTCAGACATTGAGAAAGTCCTTCGGTCAAAATGGCGACAAGAAAGAGCGGCCCGAGGGATTTCAAAACGAGAGGCAAAAGCGGCGGTGCGCAGAGGTAACAAAGTGCGACGGAGGCATGGCCGTGTCCGTTGACTCAGGAATTTCATTGAACTCGCAAGAAGTTGAGAAGCTGGACAAGCTGATCGAGGACGCGCTAACGACTGATGGCGCTCACCACAAGCAATGGTATCTTGAACAGATTGCTTTTGCTCTGAGTATTCCCACGGACGACTACGAATTTCAACCGGGGATTGCGCCATGAGCGTTGAAGCTTTTCTGATCGCCGCGCTCGTTGACGAGGGAAGTCCTAAGAAGGCGTTCCAACAAGGAATTTCAGAAGAGGACTTCGAAATGCACGATGATGAGTTCAAGTGGATCGTGCGTCGAGCAGAGAATCGGAAGCCGATCACACCGAGACTTTTCAAGAAGCATTTTCCAGAGTTCGAATACATCATGCCCGCCGAGAAGATCGATGATCTGATCGAAGAGCTAAAGGCCGAAAGAGCGTTCCTCGCAATTTCAGGAGGGATCGATGAAGTGCTTGCCGATCTTTCCACTGAGAACGCGATTCCAAAAGCGATTCAGTTGCGCGAGCAGTTGGGGGCTGCTGTGCGTAGCTACTCGCCTGTCAGTGACGTTCTTATCAAGGCCGATTTCAGTTCCCATTTAGCAGAGCAGAAGGAAATCGCTGAGCGTCGTGCCAGTGGTGAGACAGTTGGAATTTCAACCGGGCTGAAGAATCTCGATCACCATTGGGGCGGACTACAACCAGCGACAACCTACGTTGTCCTCGGGCGACCGGGCGATGCCAAGTCATTCCTCAATGCGAAGTTCGCGGTCGAGGCAATGCTTCAAGGTGCGCGTGTCGGCTTTTTCAGTCCTGAAATGACCGAGCGCATGCACCGCTGTCGGTTTGCGACGTTGCTCTCATCGCATAAAGAAATTCAGGAAGCCTGCGGATTGACGGGAGCATTCCGCAACCGAGCGCTGAAAGACGGCTACGGATACAACATAAAGAAATACAAGCGGTTCTTGGAATACTGCGACCGCGAGCTTGAGGGTGAAATTGCTCTGTTCACTCAGAAGTATCGGCGGCAGAAAATGTCACCGAGCTACATCGAGTCGAGGGTCGAGGACTTGGGACTCGATCTTGTAATTATCGACCCGATCTACAAGTTGCGCTCACCGAGGCGCAGACAGCTACGGCACGAAGAGCTTGGGGATATCGTTGACAGCCTTCAGGAAATTGCAATGGGCTTCAACATTCCGCTCGTAATGAGCAACCAAGCGAACCGGGCAATGGTGGGATCGCGAGGAATGGCACCGTCGAAAGAGTCGAGCTTCGGCAGTGACAGCCCCGTGCAGGAGGGGGATTGTGTAATTGGGGTCAAGCATTTCAAGGATGAACGACTCATGCGGCTCAACTGCGACAAGAACCGTAGCGGGGAAACGTTCAAATTTGAAATTAGCTTCTGGCCTAATGTCGGAAAGATGGAGGACATTACGCCTGTTAAGGGCGACTACCTCAATGGCTACGATCCTGAAAAGGCAAAGGAACTACGAGCAGCTTTGAGGGAGGCTGATGCTGATGGCGACGACTGAAATTGTAGATCGTGTTCTGATTTTTGAGGATCACGCTGGAAGATTTCAATGGCGAGCGTACTCTCAAGGTCGCATTGTCGATTCCAGCAAAGAGGGGTGGAGTAGCGCCCAATACCTCGTTGACCATGCTTATCACAGCTTCCCAGGCGCGGAGGTTGAAATTAAGGAGGAAATGTCCTTTGACTAACCAAAGCGACAAATCGAGAGTAGTCAAGCAGTTGACCGGAAAGCCAGGGCGACCAAAGGGAGTTGAAATCAAGGGCGCACCTAGGCCCGAGAAAGGCCCGACGATTCTCAGCGAGCATGGGGTCAAGGGCGAGACGCAGATCAAGAGCGTTCATATCAAAGAGGACGACCATGAAGGCTAAGCCGCAATCAATCGAGGTTCCCCTGAAACTGAAATTGGTACTTACGGACGACGAGGGAAATGATCGCCAAGGGGAATTGCGGTTTGTTTCGACGCCGTACAACGCGCAAGGGCATCACTCGGTCTATTTCATGCCGGACGATGAAGGGCAGACCGATGAGCGAGGGTGACGCCGCGTATCCTCCAATTACAGGACGCGGACGGCCCGAGTTCTTGCCGCGTGAAATGAAAGGCTCAAAGGGCCAGACGATCCGACCTTACGGTGGGCTGACTGGCGAGGAATGGATGAACGCTGAGCCCAAGCCTTCTGAAATTCCAGATCAGAGAACCAAGCCGATCCCTGAAGGTGCAATTGCTTCTGCGCGGCTGCTTGCGGCGCAAGAGGGTTGCTCTTTTCATGCAGCGCTGGATTCAGTGCTGAACTCGATAGAGTCAATTACGCGCAGGAACGGAAATCGGGTAGAGGGAAGCACCTTCAATGTGTAAGAAATGCGGGTTCAAGACAGCTTCGGAGAAGGACTTGGATTTCAAAATGCATTGCAAGGACAAGAGCGGTTGCCGAAGGCGGATTGAAAATGCCCGTAGTTGACGAGAACGAGGCTCGGCTGTTTGAACAAGAGCTAGATGGCAAAGTTGAAAATGTTAACCATCCGGCGCACTACGGCGGCGACGTGCCACACGAGCCGATCAAGTTCATTGAGGCATGGAATTTCGGATTTCACTTGGGGAACGCGATCAAATACATGGTGCGCTTCCAGAACGACCTCAAGGGAACGGACAGACTAGAGGACTTGAAAAAGGCTCATTGGTATATCGGACGCAAGATCGAGCAGTTGGAGAAAGAATGAAATACAGAGGGCGGGAAATAGACCCTGTTCGTCTGTGGGAGAATTACGTTGACTTCCCGGCGAACCTACAGATCGATGGACATTTCTTGCCGAAGGTGCAGTGTCCCAACCCGAACCATGACACCACCAAGCGGCATTTTCAAATCAACATCGCACGAGGGCTAGTTCACTGCTTTGCTTACTGTGGAATTTCAGGCAACTTTGAGCATGCTCTTTGTGTGGTTCACGGTCTGTATGAGAAATACAAGGTGGAGGATGCAACAGATGAACGCGAACGCAAGAGACGATTACAGCGAGCGCGAAAGGATGCTCGCAAGATTATCCTCCGTGCGGCGTCGAGCGGTGCTCTTGGTAGCTCACCCGCACGTCGAGATACCCAATCCGAACCAATTACAACTGTTCCAGACTTGGCATATGCTACGTTCGTTCCGCAACTCGGACTCGAATACCTAGAGGGTCGAGGAATTACATCGGAATCTATCTCGTTCTGGAAAATGGGATGGGACGTAGAGGAACGACGCATTGTAATTCCAGCCGAGGATCAGAATGGCCACGTTCGCTTTCTAATCAAAAGGGCAGTGCGCGAGCAGGACTGGCCGAAGTATCTCTATACCGAGGGTTTTCCCAAGACTTCCCTGCTATTTGGGGCTTGCCAAATAGACCCAGGGATGGTAAGATCACACGGTCTAGTCCTAGTCGAAGGGAGTTTCAGTGTCATCTGGCTCAGGCAGCAAGGAATTTCAACAGCGGGGGCCATTTTGGGCACCGGAATATCGGTGGATCAATCTCGTATCGTCGCGAGACTACGGCCGCCGAGAATTTACCTCATGTTTGACAAGGACTCGGCAGGTATCAAGAACATTTCAATTGCTGCTAGAAGGCTTCGCAAGTATCCCCTCTTCGTTGTTCGATATCCGAAGGGGAAAGAGCAGCCGACAGACTTGACGAGAAGGGAGGTTCACCGGGCGCTTGAAAGAGCAATGCCAATTTCAAAGTTCTTTGCACGTTACCCGAATGTCAGACCACAGAGGGAGGTAGCATAAATTGGCGAAGAAGCAGAAGGAAAAGAAGAGTACGTCTATGATCCGCCGAGTTCGCTCTAAGGAAGAGCGCTCGCGTCCGTCAACTTTTACGCGGCTCAAGGAAGGCGAGGCTTTCAAGGCCGTCGCGCTGTTTGAGCCTGATCCTGAAATTGACGGGAACGTTTGGTACTACGAGTATTACGACCACTACGACCGCAAGGCGAATACCTATGTCCCTTGCACGGGCGACAAGTGCCCGTTTTGTTCAGCGAATGACAATCCTTCGACACGCGCTCTGACGCTTTGGTATTTCCCTCAGAATGACGCGAAGGAAAAGCTGAAATTGTTCACCATGAACTACGGCACGATCAACGATGCGTCCGACGAGGCCGAGGATGAAAACGGAATGACGGGCCGCGTCGTGCGAATCAAGCGCATGGATGATCGCGGGAGCTACAAGGTTCGCATCCTCGATGATAAGGCTCTGACCAAGAAGGAAATTACAGCGCTTCTCAAGGAAGCGGAAGAGCTTTTCCCGAACGGGTTGGAGGGCGTTGTCGAGCGTCAGTTGAAAATTCAGATGGAGCGGCTGAAGGCAATGGACGCTCTGGATGATGAGGACTACGACGACGACGATGATGAGGACGACGAGCCGCAGGCTCGCAAGGGCAAGGCAATTTCAGACGACGATGAGGACGACGACGAGGACGATGATGAGGAAGAGGAAGAGGACGACGAGGACGACGACGATTCCGACGATGATGAAGAGTCGGACGACGAGGACGACGATGAAGAGGACGACGACGAGGACGAGTCCGACGACGATGATGAGGATGAAGAGTCGGACGACGACGAGGACGACGATGAGGATGAGGAAGAGGACGACGACGAGGAAGAGCAGCAGGAATTGAAAAACGCTGTCTTTGAAGTTGTCTCCACCAACGAGAAGGAAGAGACGATCACCGTCAAGGCAGACGATTTCAATGACGGTAAGAAGGAAAAGATGTGGCTCGGTGACGGCGTTGATCCTGACTTGGATGAAATTAAGAAGGGTGTCAACGTCACGCTCTCGGCTCTTACTGACGATGAAGGCGATTGGGTAATTACAAAGGTCGCCGTCAAGAAGCAGCGCGGTCGCCCGAAGGGTTCCGGATCGAAGGGCGGCAAGAAGGGCGGCAAGGGCAAGAAGTAATTTCAAAGTCTGAGGGGGAGTTTAGCCCGACGGTTCCGGTCATGGTGGCTCCCCCTCAGAAATTTTCAATCCCGAATGCTAGGAGGTAAGCATGGCACTACCACTCGTGAAGCAGACTGAGCTTGTTGCTGAAATTGCAGAGGCGTCTGGCTATACCAAGTCTGACGTTCGGCACTTCTTTGAAACGTTGGGTGAGGTTGTTGGCGATCACATTGCAAATTGCGAGCGCGTGAAGATCGGCAACCTCGTTCAGATCGAGCCGAAATTGCGGAAGAAGCAGAAGGCTCGCATGGGCCGCAACCCCAAGACGGGTGAGGACGTGAAGATTTCAGCCAAGCCCGCATCGGTGCGTGTAGCGGCTCGCGTTCTCAAGGGTGCAAAGGAATCGGCACCGTCAGTCAAGAAGCTTCAGAACAATCTGTAGTGACGAATTTCGTTGACCTTCACTGCCACTCTACGTTTTCATTTCAGGATGGTTTCGGTACTCCTGAAAATGTAGTCGAGCGGGCGAAGAGTCTAGGGTGGAGCGCTGCTAGTCTGACCGAGCATGGTTGGATGGGCAGCGCTCCTGCCTTTTACAAGGCCGCTCGCGAGCAAGGCATTAAGCCGATCCTTGGGATTGAATTTTATATCACTCCGGATCACGCAGAAAGGACGAAGGAATTTGCTGACCAATCTTTTCACCTTACTGTGCTGGCACTTTCAGCGGAGGGCTATGCGAATCTTGTCGCATGGTCAACTTTTTCTCATCAGAGAGAGAATTTCTACCGCAAGCCGCGAATCTCAATTTCAGAAATGGTTGAGATTGCGCCTCACCCGCTCTCGCACAACGTCATTCTCAGCGGGTGTCTTGGCAGCGAGCTATGCCGCAATCTCGCGGAGGCGAATGGATCGAACCTAGGTTGGCTCTACGTCGAGGCAATGAAATCCGTGTTCCCGAATTTCTACATCGAGGTACAGAATCATGAAATTGCGAAGTTCATGGGGAAGGGATATACAGCCTACGAAGAGACGGTGGAAAAAGAGCGAGCCGTCCGTGCCAAGCTCATCGCTCTTTCAGAGCAGACGGGTGTACCGCTCATCGTCACTAATGACTCGCATTTTCAAACGCCTAAGCAGAGGAAGGCGCATGTAGCGATGAAGGCGTCCTCGTGGCGCAACAGGGACGATGCTCATTACGGCAAGTCAGAGGAATCGCGGATCGCAGAGTACCTTCCGGATTACTTCTACTTCGGAAATTACATGCGAGATATGGAGGTAGTGGCCGATGGAGTTCCACGTCAAGCCCTTGAAAGTATCAGTGAAATTGTCGAAGAGGCGGACATTCGACTCCCACCATTTGACAATTTCAGCTATTCGATTCCCTTCTCCGGGTACAAAGACCCCGTGGATGCAATTCGGCGTCGTTGCAAAGCGAGACTTGCGGCGCTCGTCGCTAAGCACGGAAAATCCGCCCGAGAGCGTTTCGAGTATGAGCTTGAAAATATGGGGAGCTTTGCCCACTACCTACTTCTCATATCGGATTTCATCATTGAAGCACGGCGGCAAGGAATTCTCACCAACACGCGAGGCTCCGCTGCCAACTCCCTACTCTGCTACTGCCTGAAAATTCATGACAACGATTCCATCGCCTACGGTCTAGCGTTCGAACGGTTCTACAATCCGAGCAGAAAGAAATTGCCGGACATTGATATCGATATCGAGGCAGACCGCTACCAGGATTTCATGGAGTTTGTCAAAGCGAGGATGGCCGAGCTAGAGGGCGAAGGGCAAGTAGCGCAAATTTGTAATTACGGCACACTGGCAAACCGCTCTAGCTTCCGCATGGCCGCGAGCGCGTTGGGGATCGATAAGGAACGGCAAGATGAGATTTCAAAGCTGCTTCCTCAGATGATTGACAGCGGTGTTGTCGATGAAGAGGCGGACGCATTCGTGGCGCTCAAGGAAGAGTACCCCGAGTTATACGCGCTTACGTCTGGAATCTTCGACTCGCTGAAATCAATCGGCCAGCATGCATGCGGTTGGTTGATCGGCACGGGGGATCGTCCAATTTCAGAATGGGTTCCCATGTACCTCATCGCGTCGAGTGGAGCGCTGGTGACTCAGTACGATATGGAAATGCTTGGCGACCTTGGTTGGGTCAAGGGTGATTTCCTTCGACTGAAATCTCTCTCAGTCGTGAAGCGGACGCTGAGGATGGTCGGCAAGGACACGCTCAAGCTGACTGAAATTCCTCTTGACGATCCCAAGACGTTCGAAGAGATACGAGCGGGCCACACCGAAGGCGTTCACACGTTGCAGGGCAAGGAAAACCGCAAGGCGGCAATGGCGGCAGAAGCAGCGTCGGTGCATGATGTAATTACAGCCGTCGCAGTAGCAAGGCCAGCACTGACCCGAACGGGCTACGACAAACTCTACTATGCGAGGAAACGTGGCGAAGAAATTCCAGATTACCCACACCCGATTGCTGAGCAAGTCCTTGGCCCGACATACGGTGTCGGTGTATTTCAGGAGCAGGTTCTTGAAATTGGTTATGCGATGGGGATGGATCACCGTGAGGTGGAAGAGTTTCTTGGAGCGATCAAACTAGCGAAGGGCATGGGGCGCGGAGCGAAGGAAGCATTTCAAAAGATCAGGCCCATGTTCATGCGCTACGCAGACAAGTTGAAAATGACGGACTACGAGAGAGAGGGGTTGTGGGAGCTTGTCGAGCGATTCGAAGGCTACGGATTCAACAAAGGGCACGCAACGTCTTACGGCGTTCTCGCTGTCCAAATGCAATATCTCAGGACGCATTATCCCGCCGAGTTCTTTTCGGCCCTACTGGACGTGTACCCTGAGAAAAAGAAATACATCGCTTCAGCAAGGGCCAATGGATTTCAATTCCTTCCTCCATGCGTTAATCGAAGCGGGTTTGGATTCTCTTACGATAAGAGCAGCGGAGGAATTAGGGTGGGCCTTCAGCGAATTCATGGCATTGGCCCTGCCGCAGCTAAGGCGATCATCGACCGACAGCCTTACTCTGACTTTGAAGATTTCAAAGCGAGGACGAAAGGTACTGCTGCCGGTCATGTTGGACGTGTGGAATCTCTCGCCAGGATCGGAGCATTCGAAATCCTAGGGTTGGGGAGCAAGCACACGGACGAAGATGAGTTTGAGCTACTTGGCATGACGCTGAAGCGACCCGCCGTTTTCAAGGGCTGTAAGCCGAAGCATGCCAACCCACGAATTTCAGACTCCGGTTGGAATCATATTGGGCTGACCAAGAACGTCGAACGGCTAGAGAGTCGCCAGTCGTGCAGCAAACTCTTCTGGATTCCACCGGATGCGAAATTGGAATTGAAGGCGTCTCCGTGGGCGCAAGTCAAGACGTGGTTGCTGACAGTGGTGGACGAGAACGGTTTGCCATTTCACTTAATGGTGAACGAGGACAAGAAGTGGGACGTGAAGCTCTTGAAATACCTGCAACGGCAGTGCCAGGGCGCGGTCATATGCGCTGATGGCTCGATCCGCGATCCTTTCTTGACTGACGGGCCGCAGGGTTTCCGCTTTTGGGGAATTACAGGATCATTCAACGGCGATCCGCAGGGATGGCACTTGCCAAAGCCAGAGAAGTTCAAGATCATTTGTACCGAAATTTTCAAAATGAGAAAGAGGGGAGGCTGATGGGGGTACATGACGTAGCGCAGTATCCGCTGATTAAGGAACGGCTCGGGATTCCAGAGGATGAGCCAATTTTCATTCTTCGTGGGCAAGACAAGATCACGATGGGGGCGCTCGATGCGTATTTCACTTATGCGCAAATGGTTGGGTGCGATGAGAAATTTATAAATTCTCTTGAGGAACATATTAGTTCGATAGCAAGATGGCAGCATGAGAATCTCGGCAAGCTGAAAATTCCAGACTGAAGGGGTGGATGGTGCAGAGAGTAAGAGTGCAATTTACAGTCGAGCCAACTGACCAGGACGATCCGACAGGCGTTTCAAATACGCACTACGAAAAGATCAGTAAGGCGATCATGGACTTGGGCGGCGACGATATTTCAATTGAGTTGGTCGAGGCTGAGGACGATCCTCATGAGGGCAAGCGAGCAAAGAAGGGAGACAAGAATGCCACCTGATATTTCACATTACTACGGGCGCGAGGTAACGGGAGTCGAGACAAACGAGGATCACTGGATCATCACTCTCAGTGGCGACGTGAAAATTTTTCACCCGCATGACGACGAGGCTGTAGCTCCGTCGAGTGAACTCGGCGGCAAGATTCTCCTGAGCGCAATTTTCAGCGAAGCGGATACGAGACTGAGGTTCGGATATTCAGGCCCGACGATCACAGGCGAGGAAGAAGTCCTGATGAATCCGACCAAGTACGGAATTTCAGAACCAGGCTACGAGAACGGCGACATTTACTACCCGCAGATGCCTGAAGAGCTACAGCCGGACGAAGGCGCTGAGAGCGCTTCTGAGGGCACGGAGGACGACGAAGCCACAGGAGGCCAGGATGAGTGACGGAGGCCGTGAGACGGGCTTAGATCGTCTCCTGAGCCTTGTCTTTGAAAAGCGTCAGAGTGGGCTGATCGCACCGAGGCAGAAACCCGAGGATGCCCCGGTAGCTCCGTCCCGACGCAGGATGAGATATTCCAAGGCGCGAGCAGGAATTACAAAAGAGCCAACGTGGAAAAAGAAGAGACGCAATCGAGCGGCAAACAAAAGAGCGCACCTAGCTCGGAGGGTTAATTGGTGAAAAAGAAGAAGGCCAAACTGAGTGCAGCCGCATCCCTCGTTCATGAAATTAACTCAACGCTGAACGCAGGGGTGAAGCTCGGCTCTGATCCGTACTTTGAAATTGTACGGATACCAACGGGGTCACTTGTCCTAGATCGAGTAACAGGAGGGGGTTGGGCACTTGGGCGTCACTACGAGCTTTACGGTGACGAATCGGCGGGCAAGTCATACATTCTCTATCGCACTCTTGCGGAGTCTCAGGCTCGGGGGAATTTATGTGCCCTCGTTGATCCTGAACATTCCTTTGATCCGAAGTGGTTCGCAAAGCTTGGCGGTGATCCTGAAATTCTCATGACGCTTCATCCTGAAAACGGGGATGATGCAGTGGCCGTCATGATGCTGCTAGCGAAAGCGGCAGAGGAACACTCGATAGAAGTAATTGGAATGGACTCGGTGACGAGTCTCGTGCCGCTAGAGGAAACTTCAAAAGACCCAAGGGAAGAGCCAAGGGTTGCCGGACAAGCGAGGATGATGAGCCGTGCCCTACGACGAATTACAACGGTTAATAGAAAGACTCTCTTTCTCTGGACAAACCAAGAGCGCACAGATATCGGAATTAAATTCGGCAATCCGAAAACTACGAGCGGTGGAAAAGCGCTTCGCTACTATGCAACAGGCCGAATTGAAATGCGCAAGGGCACTAAAGTTCGAGCTAAGCGTAAGGTCGCTCGTGGTGCTAAGCTTGTGGAATCCGAAATTCAAACGGGTAGGTGGATTCAAGTTCGCGCTGAAAAGGATAAGTCCACGCGGCCTTACCGTGAAGGCTCTTTCATTTTCAGTGCGGAGACGAATTCGATCGATCTAGCTTCTGAAATTATTCAGCTTGGGCTAGAGGACGGGTTGATCGAGCAGACGGCTCGGGGCTACAGCTACGTTGACGTTGAGGATCATGAGTGGAAGGGAACCTACAAGCAATTTCAGAAGTGGCTCAATGGCCCTGACGACGGCGGCGATGAACACCTAATGCGAGCAGAGCTAGTCAGCGCAATCAAGGACAACACAATTACACAAGAGCTTGGGGAGGATGATGGCGAGGGAGACGACTAAACGTTGCGACATTTGCAAGCGGCCATGTGAAACCTTCGTGGCCAAGCTCACCTACATTCCCAAAGGCAAAGGCACAAACCGATTCGCGCATTCGAATTACACTCACAGTGCTGACGTTGGTGACTGTTGCGGGGATCGGATTCTCAATCTCTTCAATTTCAGCAAGCGTAAAAGGAAGGCAGAACAACATGACTCCTGACGCAGCGGATTGGCTAACTTTTGTAATTGCAACTGTCGGATACTTTCTGGCGCGTGAAGGCTATGCGCTGGCTCGGCGGCAGGATCAACGCTTCACTCTCTCGACCTATATCAAGCAGCTTGAAATGGCGATGGGTAGGACGGGAGGCAGGACAGTCGCAGGTGTAATTCTCACGACGCTTTTCATTTACCTCATGGGCCACCTTGTTGCGTGGTGGTGGTAATGGATTCCACTCTGATCGGAAAGACTACAGCGGAATTTATGGAGACTCTTGAAGAGTCTTATCAGCATGACGACGACGCAGAAGTAATTGAGGTAATGGTAATTGCGCTGGTGGATTCTTCGCGTGACATTGAAACGGGCGAAGTAGCGGAGTACGGATTTACAACTACGCACTACAGATCGAGTGAGCACATTTGGACGCACAAGGTCGGAATGCTCGCGTCGGTGCAGAAGGCTCTTGACCGCGACAGGGAAGAGGATTGAAAATGGAGGCTCCGTGGGAGCGAGCTAAGAAAACGAAGTCACAATTACAAGAAGAGCGCATTGGAAAAATGGAGGGCGGTTCGAAGCAAGTCAACAGCGGACGGCTCTGGCGCTGGAAGCGTGATGCGAAATTGCATGACTTCCTTATCGAAGCTCGCACGACCGACAAAGGCTCGTACACAATCGACTACGCGGATTTCAAAAAGCTTGAACGCGAAGCGATGCAGGAGGCACCGGGCTATCTACCCGGCATGCAGATTGACATTCGCGATCTTCAGCTAGTGGTGACACGACTGATCGATCACCAACAGCGGGAGTTGAAAATTGCGGAGCTTGAAAAGAGGCTAGAGAGTGCGCTGGAATCAGACGACTGATTGCCCCGGTTGCAAGATGCAAGTGAATCCGTATGTGCTGTCTGAGGATCGTGATACACTGCAAGTCGAATGCCCGAATTGCACTGAAGTTTTCAGAGTGAGGGGAGAAGTTGACGAGGCTACCCGTAGAGAAGTCGATAAGGCACAGTCGCAAACGTAGCGGCATCCTCGTTCCTCTTATCGAGGATTTCATGAGGAAGCCTGTCAACATCGAGACGCCGGAAGATGTTAAATTCATTAACGATCTTCTGGAAAAGATGGTCGAGCGCGAAGAGCGCAGACGCGAGGACGCAAAGCTGTTCTCACCGTCAGCGCTGGCCGACTGTCTTAGGCTGGTTTATCTTAGCAAGAATTTCAAAGAGCTTGAGATAAAGAAGCTGTTCTCGTCTAGGCCGCAGCCGAATTTCTATTTCTTGAATGGTAACTTCCTTCACGTCAAGTGGCAGTTTGCGCTTTACAAGATGGATCAAGCAATGGACGACGACGATTTCAAACTCGTGGCCGTCGAGCATCCGATTGTCTCCAAGCGCGGCGACCACGGCGGCACGGTCGATGTTCTGATCGAGGTTGACCGTGAGCCGCTGATCGTGGATTTCAAAGGGATCAACGTGAACGACTTCAACAGGATCGTTCGCGGCGAGCTACCACACAAGTACCGGATTCAGTGCGCGGACTACGGAATGCTTTACAACGCGAGCAAGGATCGCAAGACGCGGAAGATCAAGCGCACCTTGCTTGTAATTGAAAACAAGGGCGGGCCGACAGAGGACTTTCCAATCGCGCTCGCGGAGACTGAAATTCCAGTCTCAACTAACTTGCCCGATGTTCGAACGCGATTGGAGGTACTGAGAAAGCATGAGCAAGAAAATTCCATCCCGCCGCCAGAGTGCATCAGCACGAAAAGCCTCAAGTTCCAAGGCTGCCCGTTCCGAGGGTTCTGTAAAGAAGAAGTCAAAGAAATTGAAAAGCGGAGAGCGGCTAACAATCGCGACACCAAAAAACACCGCATTGCAATTTCTAAAAGAAGAAGGTCTGATCGCGCCCGACGAAATAAGCAGCACTGAGGATGCTGTACCGCTCGACTACACTCGGCTCAGTTCAAGTGAATTGGGGGCAGTTCACTCACGTTTCGCTGTGCGTCATTCATACGCAATTTACGTCACTGCACGGTACGCTTTTCGGTTGGCTACCCTACGAGCGAGTCAGAGGGTAGAGGGAGCGAAATTTCGTTTCAAGCATCAGGACGATTACAAGCGCAAGTACGAGCTTGACAACGCGCTCCTAACCAACAAGCGCTACCGCGAGCGTGAAGATGAAATTCTTCAGCTAGAGGCGAAGGTTGAAGTTTTTCAGGCGCTCGCTCAGAGCTTTGAGGACTTGCGTAACGCAGCCTCGCGTGAAATGTTCCGCCGATCCTCTGAGCAAGCTCCCAAGGATTGATCCTTGACAACCATCCTAGGGATGATACAATGGTTGGGCAGGCGATGAAGAGTCCCGGCTTAGTCGGGGTAGCTTTTCTGGAATTAGGAACAGCGGGGGTTGCTGAGATAGAGTCCCGCATCGCCTGTTAATTTCAATCCGACTGAAGGGAGGCCACATGGCCAGCAAGAGCAAGAGCGTGAAGGTAACGCTGAGTGAGCCGCAGGAGAAGAAGCACGTTGTCCGATTCGATGCAGACGCGGACGATGCAGCAATTTCAAACGTGTACGTCAGCAAGGATGCGATCAAGAAGCTCGGCAACCCGAGTGAAATCGTAGTCACTATCGAGGCCGCGTAATGGCACCCTACGACTACGAGGCCGATATCGAGGCATACTCCTACCGAACGTTTGGGTCGATTTTCAGATCGACGCTTTACGTTGTAATTTCACTCTTCCTGATTTGGTGCGCCGTGGTGGTTATCACGACGCTTACCTACCTCGTGCTTGTCGATGCATTCTCAGGAGGGAGGGGTTAATGGCTACTCTGGAAATTCTCAAGATGGTTGACCACGATCCGAGCGAGCTTGAAGATGTTCAGGACTTGCTTGAGGTAATTCGTCCGCTTTTGAGGCAGGCGAATGATGTTGACGGATTCCTGCACATTGAAATCCGGAGGAACGTGGTGGACGCAGATGCCTAGGGGTCAGCGATCAGTCAAGACCACATTTCAGAAGGCGCAGCCAACGAAGCGCAGACGAGCAGGCCGTCCGAAGGGCAGCAAGTCGCTCGTGAAAACGCTGAAGCGGACTGTGCGAGAAACCTCAGACATTGAGGAATTTCTAAACGAGAACAATGGCAATGCTCCGTGGCTGAAATTGATCGAGCAGTATCAGAGTGAGTGCGATCATGCTTTGTGGCCGCAGAAGGCGCTTGCTACAGGCGGTCAGTCTGACACCGCGTACACCATCGCGAAATGTACGGGCTGCTGGTGGGTTCGCAGGATTGAAAGCCGCATACCATGAAAAGCGTAAATGTAATTCGTTCTCCAAGGCGGCGAAGCAAGCTCACGCAAGCCAAGATCAAGGATCACCTAGAGCGTATTGTCATTGGCACCGGCCCTGTGCGTATTCATACCGTCCAGCGGTACACAATTTCAGATTCGATTCTCAATCGGACGATGGAAGTTGTATTTGTGATTTACGACCGATTGGTGAGGCGTAGTCAGTACGGTGACGATATGGACGACTACCGTGAAATTCGATACGCGATTTGGGAGGACGGAAAGCCGCAGGGAGGGGGTATCTTCGGATGAAACTTTCAGACTTGAAAGGGGCGCAATTTACAGTTGTGGACGTTGACGAGTATCGCATGATCTTGGAATCCGTAGTGAACGAGCTTTTCGTTGTCAACGCAGTGCCGATTGAAGCTTGTGTTGACCATGCGATGCTTGAAATTTACGAAATGAAAGCGAAGCCACTGACAGATGGCTAAGAAGATTCCAGTCAAGAAGAAGGCCAAGAAGAAGCTCAGCAGCGCTCAACACGAGCGCTACTTGAAAAAGGTGCTGGCCGAATACGACGAAGAGACGGACGCTCGCTACGCTTGGGCAATGAAATTTCTGAAGAAGCAGGACGAGGGCACGAGGGAGGCTGTAGATCGTCTTGTGACTCAGATGAAGGCGATGGCAGGGCGTCCGTCCGCCACTGTGCAGACACCGGACGGCAGGGTGACTGTCAACATTGAGGAAATGATTCAGGAGCGCAATTTCATTTACATCGCCGTTCGCTTGTTGATCGCAGCGGCGAACTTGGACATTCAAGTGGCTAAGTGGAAATTCCCTAACCGATGCGGCGTTCCTCTGTGCGGAAGGAAGGTGAGCTAATGGCCGACCATTTCAAGCTCGGTGACAAAGTGCGCTGGTTCGAAGGTGGCAAGAAGGATCGTTTCCGCGCTGATGCCATTGGGACAATTACAACTGTGCTTGACGATCCTCAGTCTTACATCATCATGACCAAGGCTGGAAAAGAAATTCTTGTGACGCCGAAGGAAATCGAGCGTGTCTAAGAAGATTCCAGTCAAGAAGAAAAAGAAGGGCGCTGTAATTGCCAAGGGCAAGGTCAGGCAGACGCGGATCGAAGAGGACGCCGACGCGCTCGTGGAGTTTGAAAAGAAGCAATCGGTAGTGCGTAAGGGCGACGGCGGAAGCACGATGCGGGCCGACGAAGTACCGACCAAGGAAATCATCAACGTGTGGGCCGTTGAAATTCAAGACATATACAACGAGTTCGGTACGCGGATCGACAGAACAAATGCGCAGGACAAAGCCAAGACGCTGTTGATCGAGCTACGCGCCCACACTCCACACGTCAGGATCAGGGATCACGAATTTCAGGTGCCGGACTGTGGGAGGCACGACGACGATGAGTAAACCGATCCCAAAATTGAGACGCAAGCCGGGTGTCAGAAAAAAGCGCAAGAAAATTTCAGACCTAGCATCGGTTCAAATCGTCGGGTTTGACATTTCCTTATCAAGCGTGGCAGCAGCCAGCATTGCGTACCACAAAACGCTCCGGGCTTGGAAAGGCCCGGAATTTCTAATGGTTAGGTGGAACAAGGATGACCACTATTTCGATCGAATTACAGAAGTCGGTCAGGGGCAGAATTTCATCTGGGAACTTCAAGCGGCGCTTGGAATTACAGTTGAGCCTGAGCACGTTTTCATCGCGCAAGAAGAGCCGTGGCCACCGGGCAGGAACATTGTTCGTGGTGGGAGCCAGTCGCTCAAGCAGCAGGCGGAAATTTCAGGAGCATTCCTGAGCGGCCTTCTCAAGAGTGGCTTCAAAAACATTTTCCAGATCGGCGCGTGGCAGTGGAAGCAGATCGTGGCCGAGGATTTGGGAATTACAATTCACCATTCCAAATACGGCAAGGGCGTCGAGGGAAAAATGCGCTCAAAGGAATGGGCGCTCTCGTGCCAAGGCTACGGATGGCAGCACACTTACCCGAATGAAATTCCAGAGTGGCCAGACTTGATTTCACGAGGCGGCGCAATGATGCCAAGGCCCGAGGGATCGAAAGCTAAAGCAGTGCAGCCGGACGACCGCTACGACGCGCTCGCGATCATGGAGTGGATGGTTCAGGAGAGAAACCGTGGCCAGCCTGTCGAGTCCGAGGGTGAGGTTTGACAAATATCCCTAGGAGGATATAATCTCAAATACACGCGACGAAAGGGGAAGCAATGGAACTAGTTGAAATTACGCTCCGCATCGGGAAGAAGAATCTCGATGCTTTGCTCAAGTCAGGCCGCAAGGAACAAGTGCCGATTCAAGTTCATGGAATTTCAATGACCAAGGATGAGTCCGAGCGCATTCCGATCTACACGCTTCGAATTGACGAGGCAGACGGTCAGGATGAATTCAACAAGAAGCTCGGTTTCAACGGGCGACACTTCATTGATCGTCAGTAATTTCATTAAGCTCGACAACGACGAGCTAACTGCGCGTCAGTGGCAGAAGCTTGAAAAGCAACTGACGTTCGTGAATGACAAGGGCGAGCTTGTCGAGTGCTTCAGGCGCGTCCTCACAAGGGGCTATACGAAGCTCCCTCGTGGCGCGTGGAGCCTTCTACCGTCCTCAGTGGAGTATTACGACCGCCGAGCGTTTCCGCATAGGGATCGCTTACAGTTCGTTTTGAAATTGGATGATGTAGAGAAGGATCAGCGCTTCCGGGGGCAGAGCGCAGCGGTCGAGGCGATGTTTGAAAACGAGCAGGGGCTAATCATCCGTCCACCGGGCACGGGCAAGACTCAGATCGCGCTTAAATTTGCGGCGGACGTAGAAACGAAGGTGCTTGTAATTACGCACACGAAAGACATTCTAGATCAGTGGGTCGATTACACGAGGGCCGCAGTGCCGGACGCTCGCGTGGGGATCATTCAAGGAACGAAAGAGCGCGTCGGAGACATAACGATTGCGTCAGTGCAGACGCTTAGGAAATTCATTTCTGAAAAGCCTAAGAGTTGGTGGGCGCAGTTCGGTTGTGTAATTCTCGATGAAGCTCACCATGCGAGCGCGGCAAGCTTTGAGGCGGTACTGAATACATGCCCTGCTCGATACCGATTCGGATTTACAGCGTCGGAGTCTCGTGCAGACGGCATGCATCCGACAATGAAATTCATCATTGGCCCGATCATCCACCGTCAGGCTTTTTCAAGCCCGGTTGACTTGAAGGTTGTCAGGGTCAAGACGAAATTCTATTTCCCGTATCGAGGCCGCTTCGATTGGTCACGGCTTTTGAATGCGCTTGTGTCAGATGAAAAGCGAAACCGACAGATTGCGGAGGTAATCAATGCCGAGGTTAACGGTGGAAATTCAGTTCTCGTTCTCTCCCGAAGGATCGAACACCTTCAAAGAATTGCAGAATTGGTTGACGGAAGCTCAGGAGAGATTCTCACCGGCAAACGGACACGTCAAGATAGACGCCGAATCATTTCCGAGCTACGGGACGGCACCCTACGAATTGTCTTTTCAACACAGCTTGCCGATGAAGCGCTCGACGTTCAGCGACTTAATCGGGTTCTTCTCGTTCATCCTGGCAAGCATGAGGGGCGCATCATTCAGCAGATCGGACGAGCAATCAGAAAGCACCCTGAAAAGCGGAACGCAGTAATTTACGATTTCGTTGACTGGCGCATCCGAGTTCTACGCCGACAATGGAGCGAGCGCAGGCGGACTTACAAGAAGAATGGAATTTCAATCAAGCGATCTAGGAGGAAGGCATGGCGCTGACAAGGCGGGATAACGGCGAGTACGTTTTGAAATCGCAGAAGCAGCTAAAATCAGCGCTGGCGCTGATGCAGGAGCTAGCTGAGGACATTTCAACGATTGAGAAAGAGCAAGGGATCGATGAAATGCGGCAGGACGCAACCGAGCTTAAGCGGGCAGCAACACGTTACGCGGTTGAGAACGGCATTGAGAAAATTCAACTGGAAGGGGATCAGTATGCAGTGCTAGTCAGAGCAGGACACAATCGGCGTTGGCTCTTGAACGATAATGAAATTGAAAGAAGCATGCCGAAGGGCACGAAGAGCTTGCGGTCGATCCTCAAAAAGAAATTCCCTAGCAAGCCCAAGTTTGTTCAAGTCTGGAAACGGGTCACAAAGCGTGTGCCAGACCCCGAAGGTATTCAGGAGTGCATTGACGAAGGGCTGCTAACTGAAAAAGAAATCGCAGCAGCGTTTGTCGAGGATGAAAAAGCTCCGTTCCTTCGCATTTACGGGAGCAACGAATGAGGGACTTAGAATTTCTAAAGCCGAAGAAGTTCAGGGACTATTACACCATCGCTGAGCTAGCTCGATTCGTGAAGCGTGATCCGTCTAGGATCAGGCAGCTTGAGCGGCAAGGTCGAATTCCAAAAGCGGCACGAGTGAAGCGCGGCCAGAATCAGGTCAGGCTTTGGAGTCCAGATCAGGCGCGTGAAATTCTTGCGATCATCGCGGACTTGCGACCAGGAAGGCCGAGCAGCGATGGCAGCTAAGAAGCCCAAGAAAAAAGGCAAAGTGAAATTCAAGAAGCTTGAGCTATCGGTTGTCGGCATTCAGTATCGGGTGACGAAGCCAACCCGAAGGATGATGAGGCATCACGTTCCGTTCAAAGTGAAATTGGAGCGTGAGCCAGAAAACCTCCACGACGAGAATGCAATTAAGGTGATCGTCGCGAAGCACTTCGATAACCCTTACGCGGGCATGCACATGGGTTACTTGCGGTCGAAGGTTGCAGCGGTTTGGGCAGGCCCGATAGATCGAGGCGAATTGCAGTTTGGCGATGTGTGGGTCACGTCAATTGATACTGAGGACGGCATCGCTGAGATGACAGTCGAGGTAGCAGGCGACAAGCAAACCCTTATGGTTGGGCCATAAATTTACCCCTTGACAAATTCTGCGAGGGCTGATAAATTGTCCAGCGTGATTGAGCAAGCAAGCCCGAAGTCAACGAAGGGAGGCCAGCAATGGCAGGCATGAAGGCTCTGAGGGACAAGGCGAAGCAGGCCGGAGTCCCGGTAAAGGAAATTCGCGCCGCAGAGTCGAGCGCTGAGCTTAAGAAGCTGATCGCTCAGGCATCGAACGGCAGCGGCACGAAGGCTCGCGGCAAGCGCGTCGTGAAAAAGGCGACGAAGGCGAGCAAGGCAGTTGCGAAGCGCGGACGGCCAGCAAAGAAGGCGACCACGCGCAAGGCGACTACCCGCAAGGCGAGCGCGTCCACGTCCAACGGCAACAAGGGCGGACGCAACACGCTCGGCAACGTGAAATTCAGCAAGACGGACGGTTGGAATCCCCGCGAGGGTTCCGTGCCGGACGTGATCGTCAAGGCTCTTCGCAAGGCGAAGGGAAATCGTGAGCAGGCTTACAAGGCGCTGCTTCCGAAGATCGACAAGCTCGTGCCGAAGCGGACGCGGCAGGGCCGCACTCGCAACAAGTCCGAGCGGCAGGATTACCTTCGCTACCTAATTTCAAGAAACGCTTGGGCGTTCGCGATGGCGACTGGACAGCACACCGAGTCCAAGAATCGCGTCGAGTACGGCACTGGCGGAACGGGCGAAGGGAAGTTCAAGCGGGCAGGCTCGCGGAAGTCGGCCAGCAAGGGCACTCAGAAGGCTTCTCGCGGGCGCGGACGGCCAAAGGGCAGCACGACCAAGGCTAAGGCCACGAAGCGCTCAGGAGGCCGCGCAGCGGCTAAGAAGGCAGGACGCAAGGCCGCTCGCAAGCGCTAGGTGAGGGTTCCGTCGAGGGGAGGGTGAAATTCCCTCCCCTCTGTTTTTTTCAGAGAACTATCCCTAGGAGGTTTGCGAATGAGACAATTTCTATTGACGACGCTCGTGTTGGTAGTTCTTTTTCAAGGGTTCGGAGCGAGTTGGCATGAAACGTTTTACGGGATCATGGGGATTGGAATTCTGATGTTCCTCGTGGATGCGATGATCGGAGCAGCGCGGGATATCGCAAACGCATTCCACAGGGATCAGCACAATTACAATCTCAACGTCACAGAGCAACACCAGCACGGCGATCCCACAGCACCGGAGGTTTACCCCGCAGTGATTGAAATTGAAAAGCGAATAGGGAGGCGGAAATGAAGATCACTAGAGGACAACTGAGAGCGCTTGTCGAGCGGACACGCGGTTACGTTGACGAGCTTGAGTGCGAGCTAGAAGAGCTAGAGGACGGCGAAGTGATGAAACTGAAATTCCACCATATTCACGTTCTCGCGCACAAGGACGGCAAGTACGCAGTGTTCGCGGGCAGCGAGCTTCTTGACGAAGGGCAGATCGAGCCAATTACAAATCAGGGTTGGAGCAGCGTTCGGGATGATTCCTTTCGCAGTCGAGGTTGGTAAGACTTGACAAGCGAATTTCATTCTGCTAGAGTGTGGCGACACCGACAGAAAGGGGGCAGCATGAACCGCAAGAAGTGGACAGCCAAGGATTACCCGCCGTCCGTCTGGCTCGCAAAGGTCGCGGAGGAATTCGGGGAGGTCGCTGAAATCTTCTCCGAGCCGGATCACGAGCCGACACGCGACGAGTTGAAGCATGCCATCGAAGAGCTTGAACACCTTCGCTTCATCGCAGGCGAATTTCAGTTCAAGCTTGAGTGCGATCTTCAGTTGGGGGTGCGCAATGCGTGAGGAAATCGAGAGGGCACGGCGAGCGCAGCAGGAACACGAGCAGAAGCACGATGTTCAGCTTGAAATGGATTACAGGAGCGCAGCCGAGCGCCAGCAGGCTCAGATGAATTCCGAAATTCAGTGGCCCGAGGGCACTGAGCTTTGTCCTGTCTGCAAGCAGCCGGACAATTGCGGCGACTGTAATCACCACCCGCTCACGGCTGAGGAAGTGGTTGAGCTAGGCGGAACTTTCGTGCTTGACAATCCCTCCTAGGGATGCTAGAGTGAATTACCGATCAGACAGAAAGGGGATCGAAATGTCAGAATTTCAAATGCCTGATATGGATGGCAAGAACTTGGGTGAGGCGGTCAACGAAATCAAGAAGGTCGTTGACGAGCTTGCCGCCGAGCGAGAAGAGGAATTCACGGTTGGCGACGTGGCGATGCGACTGAAGGCCATCATTGTTCTATCCGCCGTTGTGATGGGATCGTTGGGCCAGCAGCCAATTCCAATCAGCTTGATTCTCGGCTCGATTGCAGGCGACACCATGCACGCTGAAATGCTCGTGGAGGCTCTTCTCGACGCGAGGCGCAGTGAAATTGCGAGGGACAACTGATGCTCGGTCGCGTCCTTGAAATGCTGCTTGGTGGGCGTTGTCTAGCTCGCTCACCCGAGGGTTATATTTGCACACGCGAGTATGGCCACGGAGGATTGCACTTGTGCCGCCGAGGGCGTGGGTATGCTTGGGGCGGATCGCACTACAACAAGCCGAAAGGGGGTGTATGAAATTGAAGAAGATCGGACTCATTCTCGCAGCGTTCTGTTTCGTGGCTCTGTATTTCAGCGCGATTCATGACGCGCAGAGCAAGCCCGCTCTTTCGTCGGCACCGACTGAGACTGTTCACAGCTTCACGTTCAACGACAATGCAACGAATTTCACGGCAGACTACTCTTGTGAAATTATGGAGATTGTCGTTGACGGGCACCATGTAACCCGAGCGGATTCGCCGGACTACACGCACGTCACGGCGATCTATGTCGGGGCATGGAATCCGCACGTCTCGGTCACGGTGACGCCTACGGCATGCGCACCAGGAGGTTAGAGTTGAATTTAGAAGCGTAAATTAGGATCATGGCAGCTACGCGGACTGACGTGAAAAATCCGGGTCGTTCCCGGTAGCGTAAGACCAACATTGATGATATGAAATTGTGGATTGGAAAGACTGAGCCGTTCTTTACACCTTTCTGGCGGCTCAGAGAAATGGCCCTCTCACTACGGCGGGAGGGTCATTTCATTTTGGTACTTGACAACCGAATTTCATTATGCTAGGATCACGGCATGAAGAATCACAAGCATAAATTCGTTGTCACGAGGTACGTTCTCAACACGGATCATCCCCTAGTCAAGCGCTGTTCGTGTGGGCGCGTTTACAAATTCACGAATGGCAGATGGGTTCTGAGGAACAAAGGAAAGACTTGACAAACGAATTTCTATTTGCTAGAGTGGTGGAACACCGACAGAAAGGATCATCATGGGAACGAGCTTCAGGGAAAGGATCGCAGCGCTCTGGCCACACCGCGAGCGTCGAGCGAGTGAAATCAGGACGTTGATCGCAGCGCTTCGAAGGATCGAGTCATGAAGGTCAAGGGCGCACGGAAAACGAAATTGCAAAAGCACTTTCGCGGGCAGGTAAAGCGCTGGTGGAAGCTTCGCAACAAGGACAAGATCATTCGCTACGCTTGCCGCAACGCGATTTCAGAGCTTCAGCGCTTGCGCGATCAGAGCGAATACACCGAGCTTGCTGGCGATGGATTCATTGAGAATCCGCGCTCGTGGAACAAGCCCGTGAAAAAGGTCAAGAAGTCGAAGAAGGCAAAGGCCAAGTCATGAAGTGGGGAAAATGGCTCGCAGCATTCCTGTTCGCTTTCAACCTCGTGGAAGTCATTCACCCGAATTACACTTGGTGGCAGCACAACGTAATCGGGCCGCATTTCAGCAACACCACGGTTCGTGTAATTGCAATTCTCGCTTGTGCGCTCTGGCTCTGGCAGTATTGGAACGAGTGCCGGAAGGACGAGGGCTAATGGAATTGCGGACAGTTCTTCTCTGGCTCTGCCTGTTCTGGCTTGTGGTCGCTTACCTCGTGATACTTTGGTTGGGATCGTGAGCGAGCTAGAATTTCATCAGGCACGGCTGCTCGTTAGCTCGATGCGCCGTGAAATCCGCAAGATGAAAGAGGCCGTTGAAAAGGATCGGATGAACCAGCTTCCAGAGCGGATCGTTCGCCTTGGTTATCTCAGGGAAACGCTTCAATGGCTGATTTCAAATTCCCCCTTGACAGCCGAATAGAAATTTGATAGGCTGTCGCTACCGACAGAAAGGGGAACACAATGATCGAGATTCTTGAGACAGTCGAAGTGGAGGGGCAGGAAATGGGAATTGCCGCTCAGTGCAGGCTCACGGACGAGTATGTCGAATACATGCGAATCCTTATGCCGACGAACGCATGCACCGATCACGTCGAGTGCTGGCGCGAGTTCGGCGTCAAGTTCTTTTTCAGCCTCAACTGATGCTCGCCACCATGACGAAGATCAACACACCAAAGAATTTCAAAGGCAAGCGCAGCACCAAGATCATCTACGCTCGCGGCTTTCCAAGTGGCGCACCGCTCGCGATGATTCGCGGCGGCGGACTCAGAGAGCCGGGAGTCGTGGAATTTCTGAAAGGCGAGAGCTTTCGATGGGACGAGCGCCGACACGCATGGACGAGCTACCTTCACGCTCCCGAGCTAGTGAAGATTCTTGAAATTCTCGATGAGGAATTCGGGCTGACAATCGTGGCCAAGAACACAATGGACGCGAGCTACATTCTGCCCGAGTTCCCCGAGGTTCAATCATGATCCGCTACTCGTGGGAATGCCTGTGGTTCACGTTCCAGCACATGCGCACATTTCAGGACTGGCTCGCGTTCAATGTAGGCAATTGGGAGTGCTAGCCGACTAAATTTCAAAGTTTCTGTCGGAGAAACGCGAGGGGCCGGGGAAACCCGGCTCTTTGCGTTGGGTGGGGTATGCGTCGAGCGCCGAAAAACCGAGCGCCGCGCCGAGCGCCTGTAAGCCCTTCTAAGGCTCCGCGATCAGTCGTGCGACTCCTGACCCGCAGCCGAGCTAGGAGGGCGTCAGAAAGGCTCCTATGTGCCTGTACGTTGAAATGCGCAGGCAGGGATGGCATGCACAAGGCCACCTAAGCCCGTCTGAGGGGTTTGAAGGCCGTCGCGAGGGGGTATAGCTCACCCGAGCCGCAATTGCGCCTAGATCGCCTCACGCGCTCCCGCCGCAGAGCGCAGGAAGCTTCCCCTTCCAGGCGGATCAGACCGGAACGCAATTGCGGCTCAAATTAAAGCAAGTGGCCCATGTTCAGAGCTTCAGCACCTTCCGGAATTTCAGTTGGCCGAATGCATGGTTGGTTTGCACCGCGCCGCATTCAATTCGGCGTTCATTCCGATCCTGAAATTCTGACGTTAAACTGGCGCGAAATACCAGCGAAATCCTAGGTAAATACTTCTGAAATTTGAAATGGAATTCCCCGATACGCGCGCAGGGGCGACCCTCCGGTAGCTACCCTAGCCCGGTTAGGAATTCCCTTTCTGCCGAATGAATTTCATTGAGCGCTTCCCTGGAATTGGAGCGCTCTAGTTTGCTGCTACTTTCCCGCTTTTCAGTAGCGAATCGCGGACACCGTAGGGATGAAAATAAGCCTCCCTAGCAGCGTTGAAGGTATCGAGTGAAATTGAGAAACGCTCTCCCTCTTTCGCATCGATCACCTTCACTTGAAATTCGCTCACTGTCGGATCGATTTTTGCGGAATCGTTCCACAAAAGCCGAACCGTAATTCGATCGTTTTCGCGGCTATCGAGTTCCCTAAGCATTCTCGATAACCTCTCCGAAATCGGCATGCATTGAAACGTCAGCGTCGAAGTCGAGCGCTACCGTTCCAATCTCGCCTGCGATCCTGCGAAGTACGGAAGCGGAATCCCAATTTTCATTCGCTTCCTCAGTCGCGATTTCGTCACAACGATTCTGGAATTCGGAACGTGTCATTTTGCGTTTCCCTTCTGTCAGAGTTAGGGAAGCGCTCAATGAAATTCACTCGATTAGTTGAGCTTTACTGAGGGCTAAGCCCTCAGTCTCCTACTTGCGATTTCATATCGCGGATTGCTTGCTTGAATTGCTCCGTATGTTGCTCTTCGGGGAACGTAGTTGCGTGCCAATCACAATCCGAAACAATCGCGTGAATTTCCGGATTGTAATAGCAGCGCCAGCGGTTAGTGACGCCTGAACCGTGGCCGACTTGACTTAGGCCCATTTCGTGAGCTTGAAGCGAGAAACAGCCGAACATGATTCCGCGAAAAGCAAGCGGGGAGAACATCGCGGAGATTCCCGCGAAGTCTGCAATTTCACCGCTGTTTTTCACTCGAACCGCTGTTCTCGCAATAGCCGCTTGCGGCCTAAACAAATTGCGCGAAAGAGTGAAGATTTCAACCTCGCAATCGACACCCGCAGCTTCCAGCGCGTAAATCGATTGTGCCATCCAACGTTGATATTTCATTAGAGCGTCAGTTGATCCCGCTGAACCGTCAAGCTCTAGTGAAAGCTTAACGCCGGGAATCTGCTCTCTTTTCGTCCAAAAAGACATGTAATTTTCGTCTCCGGACATTGCAATATCGTAGTTGAATTCATCTCCCTCTTCCCCGTATTTGAGCCTACGCTTTTCGCGAATTGGCGGAACAAGTCCAGCCAACCCTTGAATTGCAGTAGTTCGATAACCCTCAGTAATGTAGCGCTTGAGGTTTTCGATATCGCCACCCGTCCATTCCTTACCAAAGGAGAAATTCCCATGAAAGTAATTTTTGAGTGACTGATTCATGCCTTTCGGAAATTCACTCTTAAAAGCGAAGTTCCGAAGAGTCTCTTTCAAGTCTGGCCAATCGATAACCCAATTCGGATCATACTGTTTGGCAGGCTTAGAAATTGACTGAGCGCTAGGTGGCGGATTGGTTGGCTTATTGACGATTTCAGGGTTGCGACACGTTAGGTGAGTAACCCCGAAACCTTTAGCCCATTTTACGGTCGATCCTTTTGGAAGGATTCCGCCGCAATCGCGACACTTAGCAGGGAAGGTGTTGACGATTCGCTTCACGAGAATTTCCTCTCTGTCGGATTTCATTCGACCGAAGGTTAGCCCTCAGTGAAGCTCAACTAATCGTCCATTCTCAGCGCTTCACTAGCCGCTGTTCTCAAGCGGCTAATTGGTTAGTTGTAGAGCAAGGATTCCTCGACGTTCTCGTCCAGCGGAATCCAAATTCGACCCATCCGCCATCGGTCAATTGTTGCGGCGTCCAATCGCTCTCGTGCAGTGTAGTCGCGATTCGCGCCTAGGCCGAAGGTGTTAGCGGTCGATACTGCGATGAAATCCTCGCTTCGCTCATACTCTTCACCGTTCGCGGAATTGTAGAGCTTGTTTCCCGCAAGAGCGTTATTGAGCACGATCAAAAGCGAGGAATCACTAGCGTCCATTTCCTCGAAATTGAAGATCCCGCCACCCGCATAAATTTCAGGAAATGCGGCTGGAATGAATCCGCCTACAGTGTGGCGCCCGAGCAAGTCTCCGCGCGTCGCGCCAGGACTCATCGGTGTTTCTTTGTAGGGAATTTCAAGGTAATCCGCTAGTTGCCTAGCTAGGTGACTCTTCCCCGTTCCGGCTGGGCCGATCAACATGATTGGTTGTCGGCACTCCGCAAGAATCAAGGCATAACCGAAGAGCTTGTGAACAGGCTTTCCCATCACTTCAGTAATTCCGCGCTTCGCAAGAATTTCAAGCGAGAACGAAACGAAATCGAAGTCTGAGATACCCGCATCCCTGCGCACGTCTTTTGGCCAATGCATAGTCATTGAATCCAAGAGAGCGTCGGCAGGAATGCCCGCTGGAATCAATTGACCCGCAGCCATCGCGGGACGAATTGAAATCGAGTCGATTGGTTCGGAAAGCTCGGCTCTATCTTCGCAGAACTTCCGAATTTCTCTGACGCGCCGAAGGAATTTCTCAAGCTCGTTTTTGATCTTGACCTTCCCTGACGCTACGGGCTTCCGCTCTTCTTCTTCTTCCTCTTGCGTTTCCTCTAGCTCTTCCTCTTCCGGAATTTCAACGTCCGCGATTGGTTCGGAATCGTCAGCGGTCAAGCTTCCGTCGTCGGCATGACCGAGTAGAGCAAACACGCGATTGATCTCGTTTTTGAGTTCAATCAATTGCTCCGAAAGCGGTTTAGGCTGGCGACCCTGACCCTTAACGTTTCGCTTGAAAACCATTGGCGGAATTTGCTGCTCTACCATTGGCCGAAGCTTCTGGAAAACGGAAATTCGATTGAGCCCGTTTTCGACTAGTTCGGCGATCATGTAGCGCTTGGTTCCGTATCGGAATTCCTTAGACACTTGTTCCCTTTCTGTCGGATGAAACGCTGAGACTCAATAGAACGATTGACCGAATTTCGAATTGGGCTTACTTGTTCAGCGAATCGATAATCCGCTGACGTAGTTCGGCATTGGCGATAGGTGAAGCGGCTACGTCGAATCGGCCACGGTCGAAACGGGGATGCCGCTTCGCTAGTTCATCTTCGAAACGCTGACGAATGAAATTGCGGATTCGGTCAGCGCCGATATCTCCGTGAGCTTCGTGAATCATGGTTTCGGCTTCTGCCAAAATCGAAGCGATGAATTCAAAATCTCGCTGGGTCATGATCGAACCTTTCTGTCGGAATGGTTCGGTCAATCGCTCTATTGAGTCTCAGCGTCCAGCCGAAGAGAACAGCGGCTAGTGAAACGCTGAGAATGATCGTTCAGTTACTTTTCTCCCCCGAGCAGAATTCGGCTCTTAGACGCCTGTACGGATTTCGGTTTCTCCCTCTTCGACCGTGCGCGGTTCCGCAAGCTTCAAACTTGAACGGCCTACCCCGAATCTACTAGGGGAAATTCCAATTTCCAGCGCGGTCGAATCCTCGTTCCGCCTGAAGGGAATTTCACTTCACTTGCGCATTTCCCGGTATTCGCTCGGAGACTCTATTTAGCGGCCTAGTGAGCAATCGGTCGCCGTTGATCCCTGCTCCGGTTCCTGCTATGTCTGGCGCGTTCCCCCGAAGGGGAAATCAGAGAGTAGCAAATTTCAAAGAGGGTTGCGAGTTAGTTCGGGTTGCGCATCGTCCGCGCCACGTCCGCGCGCGCGAGGGAATCGCGATTGATTCGGCGCGTAAGCCTTCGATTCCGGCTAGGCAAGAGTCGAGCTAGGCCGAACCATTTCGCGGGCTTAGAAACGCTCTCAGAGCGTCCTAGGGGAATCCTCGTATCCTCGTGCCAAGTAACCATTGAGCTTGACCCATCGGCACCGAGGGAAATCCGCCTAATCCCTCTTTCGGGTGGAGCGTTTTCAAGCGCTTCCGATAGCGCGGAGAAAAGCTCTAATTTCATTTCAAGAGTCGATAGAAACGGCCTACCCTCAGATACCCCGAAAACATGCCCGCTAGGGCTCAATTACAACTACCCATAATCCCGCATGCGGCCTAGGGAAAATCCGGATTTCAAGTAGACCCAATTTCGCGGCGCGAGGGATCACCCGAATACCCCTAGAACAGTAGGGAGATAACCCCGCTAGAGCAGCCTAGATTTCAGACTGTATCCCTACCCTTGTCGTTCCTGTTTCGGGGCAATCAAACACACTGCACTAGTAGAAAAAACCTAAGGGGATCGAAGAGGGAGAACTACCCCTAGCGCTACCCTGGAATTTCAAACTTGATCGAACAGGGATTCGACCCTAGGACTCCCCGCAGAATTTCATTTCAATCCCTTCGCAGATTCCCTGAAATCGACCCTCTGAAAAGCTCACCCTAACGGTCGTTCGGAAACCTTGATATCGATGCTATATACAATTTCAAAAGCATATGAGTTTTGGCTCAACCATCCCAATAAATTTCAATCTTGCTATCACCGGAAAGTTGTAATTTGCAGGGCTTTTTCAGCGTCACACTGCGGGGGCGCTTATACACAGGATTTTTCGTCAAAAAAGGCGGGGGCTTTCTCTCTCGTGCCAAGGGACTCCATACCCGATAGATCATGGGGTCTAGGAATGCACAGGAAGGCTTCTCGTGCCCCACGCGCATGTAGCCGGGGGCTTTCTGAGGGGTCAACGAAACGGAGGGAACCCCGCGAAATGGGAGCTTTTTGAAATTATCCTTTATCCTGTTTGCCCACCCTTGTCCTACCCTTGACAGCGGTGATAATCTTTTTTCACGAACCGAGAGGTAGATGCTTTCGGTTTGAGCGGGAGAGCATTATTGGCGGGGATGGTGTTCTCCCCGTTTATGCTCAATTACAAAACTCGGATGGTTTGGAGGCGGGGATGGAAAAAACCGAACCAACTTTTATCGTAGCCGCGTACAGGGATCAATTTATACTTGTCGCGCAGAATGAAGAATTAGATGCGCGGCGCTGTAGGCATATCAAGGATCGTTGGCACCTTCACGGCGTCCGACCAAGCAAGCCTGTTCTCGTCGCTGTTCCTTGGCTCGGCAGATATCAAATCGACTTGCAAGAAATTTTGAAAGAACTTGAAGCACGAGGCATCTCGTATTTGGAGTCAGTGACGTGAAAACCAAAAACAAGTACGTCCCGCCGACGAAGCACGGCGCGATGGAAAAGGCGTACCACACTCGGGAATATGAAAAGCTCCGCCGCGAGGGATCAAAGAATCTTTCGGAGCGGGCGATCCGCGATTTTGAGCCGTGGCTGAAAACACCGCCGCCGGGGGTTTCTGAGGAATTTCAAGAACTCGTCCGGTTTGAAGTCGGAAACGCGGATAGGGAGGCTCGCGGAATTCCAGCGCGGAAATCGATGAAAGCCAAGATCGAGAATTCCGATCTGCAAGCCATAGTCGATTTGTACGAGACAGGGCTAAGCCTTAAGGAAATTTCAGACAAGCTGTGGGGCGCGCTCGGGTATGCGTCGTCCAAGAGCATGCAGAATTCTCTTCACGTCGTTCTTCGCAAACGTGGATACGAATTTCGAACTAGGTCAGAAGCTCTTCGGATTCGCTTCTCGCCGATCAAAACTCACGCCTCGCTCAGATTACAAATTGAAATCTTGGAGCGATGGGCGGCAGAAGCTCGTGCCCGGTTGACCAATCTTGACAACGGTGGTATTGTTAACGGCGGCACAAGGGGGTAGCTCGTGTCAATCGTAGGAACTCCCCTTCCTCGACTCCAAGCAAGGGCTACCCCCAAAATTTCAAAGGGGGTGATTCATGGATACTGAGCAGACCCCACCGGAGGGCGAGCAGGAGGACACCGCTCCGCAGCCCGGAACCGATGAGGGCACGGACGAGGGCGATACGCCAGCCGACGGCGGTTCACAGGGCGGCGATCAGTCCGAGTCCTAATTTCACAGTTCGCTCATCGTTGGGGGTAGGTTTCCAAGACGCCTGCCCCCAATAATTTCAACCCCGGATGGGGAAATAGACTAGGAGGTTTCGGATGAGACTTGCCTTGCTGACAACTCACCTTGACGCAGTAGTTGATCGGGTGATCGACGGCGACACCTTTGTATGCCACTCGGCGGTGCCGTTTCATGGGTAGTGAAATTCCTGTTCCTGGCTACCAAAACTCGATTACCTCTTTTTCAGGCGATTACGCCTTTCTCTCCAATTTCTACCCGGTAACTATCACGGTAGAAAACATTCCATTCCCGACGGTCGAACATGCTTTTCAGGCCGCAAAGACGCATAACCTCGGTGCGAAGTCTGAAATTGCTATGGCTCAAACTCCTGGCGCAGCAAAACGGATGGGCCGAAAGGTCGAGCTTCGCCACGATTGGGAGAACGTGCGGATCGACGTAATGGAATCGCTTTTGAAAAAGAAGTTCCTGGGAAAGTCGGAGGAAAACGAGACGCTTTTGGAAATGCTTCTCGACACTTATCCCGAGCGATTGATCGAGGGGAACAATTGGGGCGACACGTTTTGGGGAAAAGTAATTGTTGACGGCTTGTATCGTGGTGAGAACCACTTGGGCCGACTCCTAATGAAAATTCGAAGGCAGGCGTTCTATGGGCATCACTAGATTCAGGATCGAAGCGCGGGGTACAGACAAGGACGAGCTAGGCGAAGAAATGTCGGAAGCGGTCGGTGCGATCATGAAAGCTCTGAGAAAGGATGGTGACGCTGGCTATTGGGAATGCACTGACGAAGTAATTTCAATGGAGAAGAAGTTCGGTGATCCTGAACACTTGCGGACTGAGCCGACAGGGTATTTCAACGGAAGGATGGTGATGAAGTGGCAAGAAATAAGCGTAACCGAGCCGACGAACTCGCGGCACTGAACGACAACAAGAGTGAAATTCCAAAGGACGGGAGAATCATCATCCCGACCGGGGATCGTCGGCACATGAGCCACATTCGCAACGGAAAGATTTCAAGTGAAGTCTTTTCCAAGGAACGGCTCAGGACTCTTCCGGTGGACTCAGGAGAATGAAATCTAACCCCGACAAGACCCCGAGGCTGACCGAGCGCGAGCTAGTGGACGCGAAGCATGGCCTGACCGAGCCAGACCGCCGCGACCTCGCAGTAACTGCGCTCTACTGGTACGACGAAGCTCGGAAATTGGCTCTACGAGTAGGTGATCGGGTTGGCTAGCCCCGACAAGACCCCGGAAGGAGCAGCATGAGCAGCACGACACCGCTTCCGCCGAACACTTGCGGCATCCACGGTTCCTACGTCGGCTCGGCTTGCCCGACCTGCTCAACGGGCGGCGGTATCCGTCACGTCCCGGTCGGTGGTGGTATCCCGGCTAGCCCCGACAAGACTCCGCTGCTCCGTGTGCGCCGCTTTATCGGTTACCTCATGGAGCGCCTAGCAGAAGATCCGAGGTACAACCCGTTCTTGCAGCAGGAACTCAGCGGAAGCATGGCTGATATCGATGCTGTTGAGGCCGAGATGGTGCGGCTACAGCAGGCGCTTGACGCTCAAGTTAGCCCCGACAAGAAGGGCGGGAGAAAGTGAAATTGAAATGCCAAGACCGAAAAGCAGAAAACAAGCCATCGCCGCGTTTCTCTCTATTAAGCGGCGTCAGGGCAGCGCGAAAGCCAAGGCATACGGCAGGAAGTATCGAGGATCATTTCGGAAAAGGCGCAGACGGAAATAAAATTCGTCTCTGCCAGCACGGTAAGCCATTCAACGATTATTGTGGGAAGTGTGGAGCATGAAATTGACACGGGAGGAAGCAAACAAATTGCAGCGCGTGTTTGAAGAGCATGCATTCGACGGAGAGGATCAAATGCTTTGGTTCCGCTTGAAAAATTACGCGGAGACTGGCAAGGAATACCCGGAAGCCTCTCTGCGACCACGACGAGTGGAGGTAGCTGAATGAAACTAGTTGTAATTCTGTTGGTGGCGCTCGCGTTCGTTTGTTCGGCGGACGCAAGTACGGATTCCAACATTGGCGGGGATGGAGGCGGCTATGTTCAGCTTCCTCAGTGCGGCCCGAGCTACTACGGCGTCACGCTCTACGTGCAGCAGCACTTCTGGCGTTGCGATCACGGAACGCCGGATCATTGGACTCTAATTTCATAGGAGGAAGGCATGAAAAGAATTCTTGCACTTGTTTTGACGCTTTTGGCCTTTGCTGTAATTATCGGCCATCATCAGGAAGCGCATGCAGCAACTCCAAATTCAACTACAACGAAAACTGTAGCTCCGGATACGACTTGCGGAGTTACTTGCGATCCGGGCGGCGGAACGCATTGTAATTTTGACGTGTGGGTTCCGTACACCGGGCCTACAGGCGGCGCGACGACGCTTTGCGGATATAACAATTGGCGAGTGGCTTATGTGTCCACTTCCGGATTTGTTGGCCCCTCGTGCGCTCCCAACGCTCACGCTTATGGTGACGCATATTTCGATCCGGCTGGTGGAATTATCTGGACGCAGTGCGGCGACCTTCACTCGGCTCAAGTCAACGGCGGTGCCTATTCGCAATTCAAGGCGCACGTTTACGGGTGGGGAACTTCAATTCACTATTGGGGAACCGTTTACACCTAAATGGCCAAGCTGCCTTTTAAAATTTCAGCACAAACCAAAGGCGCTCAGAAGGCGTACAAGGAATTTGTGCAGGAATACGGGAAGGAAGAGGGCACCCGAATTTATCTTGCCAAAGCAGAGGAACAAGGAAGGGGTCGAACATTGCGTCAAAAGGTAAATTCAATCTATAAGAAGGGCGGGAAGGTTGGCAGCTAGTGACTTCTTCAACCATCATCACAAGATAGTTGTCAACTTGGAACCGCATTTTCATATCAGTCCGCTGGCTGGACTGACTGACCGCGATCAGCGGCTTCCACTGGCCGAATTCGAGTGTGAACATGGGCATTTAGCGACAGACCCCAACGTGAAATGCAAATGTTTCAACAAGGAAACGGCGTTTGAAATTAAGAAGAAAGGAAAGCGCTCAACCAAGCGGGTTTGACTGGCCCCCGAGAGGGGGTAATATGGTTCGATGCTCGCCTTCCTCTGACGGCTGGCATTCGGGCAACTGAAGGGCCGGGGCGACTCGGCCCTTCGGCTATTTCAAGGGTGTTATCAGCCCCCTCTATTACTATGTGAAATGCGTCCTCGGAGACGCCGAATTCACATGCCTTCTGAAATGGCCAAATCACTTTCAATTTCCAAGAAAATGCAATCCCCGGTGGGAGGACATTTCAATCCCATCAGGGCACTTGCTAGACCCGATGAATGGGCACTAAACATGGAATTGAGAGTGGATGGCCGTCCATTCACCCTTGAGGGGCGGGAATACATCAGGCAAGTGATCCGAGATACCTCAGACGAAATTGTAATTCCAAAGGCCGCTCAGACGGCCTTTACCGTGACGTTCCTCGTTCGAACGTTGCAGTGGATTACAGAGCGGCGCTGGAACCATTTGTATTTGCTGCCGCTTAAGACCGGAGCCATCCCGTTCGTGCAAGCTCGGATTGATCCGATGATCGACGCAAGCCCGTATCTTCGCGGGAAATTCAAAACCGTCGATAACCGCCTCCATAAACAGGCTGAGGGGATCAATCTTTACATCAGAGGCACGAACATCGACCGCGAGCTACAAGAAATTCCGGTCGATTGTGAAGTGTGGGATGAGCGTGACCGCATGGTTGAGGACAACCTTGAGGACGCTCGACACCGCATGGATGGCTCTGAAATTCAGAAGCTCACAATCCTCTCTACCCCCACAGTACCGGGGCATGGAGTCGATTCTGAGGATGCATGGTGGGCAAGCGACCAGCATCGTTGGGAAATTCCATGCCCCGGTTGCTCCCGCTATCAAGTTCTGAATTTCGAGGACAACTTGAAGCTCGGAGACAAAGCTGAGGATTGCGTTCTTGAGTGCGCTCACTGCCATCACAATTTCGTTGACGGCGAACGACGCGGACTGAACAAGGACGGTCGGTGGGTGCCGCAGAATCCGGACGGCAAGAAGCGTGGCTATCACGTCTCACAATTTAATTCTCCAACGCAGCCTTTGGAAAAAATTGTTGAGGGTTACTTTTTGGGACAGTCCAACGCGAGGAAGCTCCGCTCGTTCTACAACAACTCGCTTGGAATCCCGTATGTCGCGCACGGCGATCAGCTTACGCCTGAAATTCTGGACAAGTGCATTCTTCCCGGCTACACGATGGGTGGCATTCCGGATTCGGCAATTTACATCGGGATCGACGTGGGCGCGACGATTCATGTGACCGCTTACACGAAGTTTCGCGAGCAGTTCAAGCTGTGGGATATGAAAATCCTGCGAGAATGGAACGAAGTCGATAACTACCTCAGCCGACTTTCCAATTTCATGTGCGTTTGCGATGCTCACCCTGAAAAAAGAGCAGCGCGTGATCTGTCACTGAAGTACCAGGGCCGTTTCTGGCTCGGGTTCGAAATGGACAGACCGCAGACTCAGGAAATTGCAGTGTGGCATCCGCAGAAAATCGGTGAGGCTGGGAAGGTTGTAATTGATCGGACGATGGCTTTCGATCAAGTAATCAAGGATTTCCTCGATGGAAATGTAATTCTGCCGCCAAACGCGAGGGAATTGGGCGAACACATGCCGAAGCGCCCTTATAACGGCTACTACGCGCATATGACACAGATGGTGCGTGTAGAGGAAGAGGACTTGCAGGGCAGGATCGTGGCCAAGTGGAAGAAGAATAGAAATCCTGACCACTGGCATCACTCTGCAATGTTCGCTCGCATTGCCGCGTACCAGCAGCCGTCTCTGGTTATCCCGACTGGAATTTCAGAGGCGTTCGATAGAGCAGGGAGCCTTGTCGATGCCGCGTAAAGAGACAAGCATTCCAAAGACCAGCGCTGACGTGAAGAAATTGCAGAAGCAAGTTCGTCGGCGCTACAAGGTCAACCCCAAAAAGAGAGTAAAAGTAACTTTGGGGAAAGAAGAGTTCAATTTCAGGATGGTCATAATCCTTGAACTCGCTGGCTACAGCCGAACGCAGATGGCGAAGATCATCGGAATTTCAAAGAACCAAGTCAAAGAGCTTTTGGAAAGCCCGCAATCGGCTGAGCAGATCAACTTCATGCGCGAACGAATTCCAGGCGCGGCTCTGGAACTCATTCAGAATTACATGATCGAGGCCGTTCAGACGATTGTTGACGTGATGCGAACGACTCCCGCCGATGAAATGCGTTTGAAGGCGGCAGGAGACTTGCTCGACCGTGGCGGTGCCGCAAAAGCCTCACGGACAGAGCAGAGCGTTCACAAGGTCAACGAAGAGAGGCACACATTTACGAATGACGGCATCGTAGATGCAATTCGGCAGCTTCCGCCCGAGAAGCAAGAGGAAGCGGCTCAGATGATGGAGAAATTTGAGCAATTCCTGTCCGATGCAGCAGCCAAGGAAATGGAGCCCGATGGGGAGAGTTAGAACAGCAATTTCAGAAATGGTCGAAGATGCCTCGCGGGGTATCTTTTCACTGTGGGGATCGACGTGGAGCGGGTTGCGCTCCGTTTTCCGGTCAGTGGGAAATACATTTTGGGGGAGACAGCCTGCGTATGACAACACAATCATTAATTTCGATTACGCGAGACAGTTGTACCGCAATGACGGTTCAGATTCAGCGCTTGGTGCAGCGTTCTGTAGGCCCATCGTTGACTTGCAAGTCGCATTCATGGGTACTCCCCACGCTTCGACTGACGACGATGCACTCAACGACCGCCTAAACGAGTGCTTGGAATTGTATTGGACGGACGAGCTACAGCAGATGTTCCGAAATTCCATTCGCGATTCCAAAACCGTCATTCGTTACTGGCAGGAGCCGATGGTTGACGATCCTTTCATGACCATCGAGGAAAATGAGCATGGTCGAATCGAGACAATCGACCCCGAGAGAATTACAATTCAGCGATCACTCCGCAACAAGAACGTGATTGACCGGGCTGTAGTTCAACATCGCATGTTCATGGTCGATGAAAAAGGCGATCCCAAGTCAGGGAACCTTCCGCAGACGAGCGAGCATGAAGTGGTTGAAATTGTGACCAAGGACGAGGTTGTGTTCTTTGACAGGACGGATCAGAAAGAGCTAACTGATCTGAATTACAGGAACACTCTCGGCTTCGTTCCGTTTGAGGAAGTCTGGAACGAGTACGACTCGACGCTGAGCGGCGGTCAGAGCGACCTAGAAGGCGTTGTGCCGTTCGTGAGGGCTTTGCATGACGTGATGGCTCAGGGATTGCAGGCTCACAAGTACCACTCAGTTCCGAAGGTGAAATTCAAAATCAAGGAAATCGAGCCCTTTATCAAGAACAACTTCCCAAGCGCACTCGATGAGAGTGGCAACATTAAGCCAGGAGCTTCAATTTCATGGCAGGGGAAGGAAATGCTCTTCTTTGCGCCGGATGAGGATGCTGAGTTCCTTGAAGCTCGTTCCGTGCTTGGAGACACCAAGAGCCTTGTTGAAATTCTTGTGGACTTCATTTGCATTGCGTCCTCTACACCTGAATGGGCATTCATGCGCGTGGACGCGGGTAGCGCTAACAGCGACCGCAACGCGCAGACAGTTCCGTTCGTGAAGAAGATCGCGAGGAAGCGAAAGCAATTTCAGCGTTCGGTTCAGAACGTTTTGAAAATGTATCTCGTGGCCAACGGTTTTCAGCCTGTTAGGGCACGAATTACATGGGAGCCTGTCAGAGCAGACGATCAGATGGTTCTCATGCAGGCTCTTCAGCAGCTAATCATGGGCCTTGAAGTGGCGCTACAGAGTGGTCAAATTTCAGACCGCACTTACAAGGAAATGATTCGCATGTTCATCCCAATGATGAAAAACCCCGAGGACGAAGCTAAGGATGCCGAAAAGAACAAGCCGCTACCTCAACCAGCATTGGCAATTCCAGCGGCGGGCAGTAATGGCAAGGGCAGCCAAGATAAAATTCCGATTGCAGCAGGGCCGCAAGGGAAGAATGAATAGTGGCCGTCCGTAGCAAGCCAGGGCGACCAAGGAAATTACGTCGAGTGAAATCGATCAAAAGGGGGCGAGCCAGAAGAAATCCGCGACAGATGGCAGCAGCAGTTGGGCGGGCGCGTGCTAGAAGGACTAGGAGGCGATAAATTGTCAGACAGTGGAAATAACGGCAACAGTGGTAATGGCGGGGATCGAGGCTCTGGAAACAGAGGGCCAGCACAGAGAGTCGTCAGCAGGCGTCAGCTTCATTCTGCAATTCGTGAAATTCACATTCTTGGGAAAAGGCTGGTGAAGAGATAGTGGCAGCATATCCGTTCAAAGGAATTTTGCGTCAGCCGAGTACCTTGCGTAAATCGTTTCGCGAGCGCCAGACGTTGTACGGTAAGCGCAAGGGTTCGCGGCCAAAGGGACAGAAATTCAATATGTGGAACAACGGGAGGTAAGGATGGCAAGGGCAAGAGGATTTAAGGCCGGACGGCCTCGTGCGGTAAAGCCAATTGCAACTCGTGGCGGTCGTTCGTCCGTCAAGGTTCTTTCAAGCCAGGATTCGACCGCAGTTGGTCGTCCCGGTTTCAAACTGTTTGGAAAGTCAATTACAAGTCAGACAGCTAAGGCGGCTGTTCGTCGCCTGATGGTTCGTGATCCGGCAGTGGGGCGTGAAATTGAATCGGCTGCTCAGCACGTCCACTTCAACAGCGATCCCAAGGTCGATTACGTCCAGGGCGATCAGTCTCCTGAAATTCTGACTGCGCAGCCACTTCCTCCGGGCAGCTTTGCTCAGGGGCGTGGAGTTCGGCGCACTGTGAAAACTCCGAGAAAATCAGCACCAAAGAAGAGGTAATTCAATGAGCGAGTACGCAGCAGACAGAGAATTCGTCAACGACGATTTGGAATGCACCGTCGTCTCTGAAATGGCGAGCGGTGCTGGTGTTCTGTTGCCGCTGTCCAAAGAGCAGATCGAGGAAGTCACGGAAGGTGACGACGATCCGAAATTCGCAACGTTCCTGATTGAGTCCGGTTGGTCGAAGCAGGGCAACTATTGGGGGCAGGACGTATTTCAGTCCGTTCAGGAACAAATCAACGAAGCCTCTGAGCCGATTGTCGGCTATCTAGGTCATATCCCGCCTGAACTAGATGGTTACGCATTTCCCGACATTCAGCTTCAGTGGTTGAAATCCAAGTTGGAAGTCTCCCAGGATAAGGTGAAATTGCTTGCGAAGGCTTACGTTCTTCCCGGCACAAAAGGACGTGACTATCTCAAGCGTCGTCTTACCCGTTCGGTTTCTTGGCGCGGTAGCGCTTTGAAGAAGCCGATCAAGGGCGGCTCTGCAATGTCGGATTTCAAGTTGGAAAGTATCGACCTTTCTCGCCCACGGAAGGCTGGTATGAACGCAGTAATGGTTGGTGGGCTTACTTCAGAAATGGACGAAGGGAGGAACGACGTGAAGCCCGAAGAAATTAAGGCGCTTCAGCAGAACGAGCTTAGGGCGCATAATCCTGAACTCGTTTCTGAAATTGAGACAACGGCCACGAAGCCTTTGACCGAGAAGCTTGAGAAGCAGACGGAAGAGCTTGAGGCCGCAAACGAGAACGTCAACCTCATCGCTGAAATTCGAAAGCTTTTCAGCATCGAGGACGATGGCGACGTTCTTGCAGTTCTTGGCAAGACTGTGGACGAGCTTAAGAAGGCTGGTCGCACTGCCAAGGACGCAATCCTCGACTCGGTGCTTGAGAAGAAATTCAAGGGCGACGAGAACAAGAGCAACCGCGTTCTTATCAAGAGGCTGCTTGCTTCTGAAATGGACAACGTTGAGCTTGCAGGCGACGAGACGAAGGATCGCGACGCCGTTGAGGGGATCGTGAACGAAATGGTCAACAGCGATGATGAAATTCGTGAGCTTGTTGGCGAAATGAAGGACACGCACGAAGAGAAGGACGAGGGGCGCACCACGCAGAGCGATAACGGTCGCCGTCAGCCTCGTGAAATCAAGGATGGGTACGAAAGCTCGACCATCCGCGTTCGCGCCGCCAGGAGGTAATGAAATTGGCTAAGAAGAAGCAGCCGACGCACGGCGTTAACGACGCTGGCGCGGCAGACGTGGTAGAGGAAGTCATGGGAGCCGGAAATTTCGAGAATTTCGGAAACCCCTCTGACTTGCCGAATCCCAATCTCGCACCGGAGGATCAGAACATGGAAATGACGCCGATCATTGTTGGGCCGGGTGCCTACGCATCGCCAGACCCGGCTACGAACATGGGTCGCCTTCGTGACATTGAGAGCCATCCCCTCGCCGCTGAAATTTCAGAGGACTATGGCGCTGATCTGAAGGGCGCTGTTGTTTCGCCAGGGGAGAATCACCCGAACGAGCCTGCCGACGTTGATCTTGACTCGCAGGGTTCCGCGAGCGCGAGCTACGAAGAGCAGACGAAGGAAGAGCTTCTTGCTCTTGCAGGGGATCGTGAAATTGAAGGCCGCTCAAGCATGAGCAAGAGCGAGCTTGTCGAGGCACACGAAGCCTACGACGAGGCCCGAGCATCCGCAGGGCCGGACGCAAACGACGAGTAACGAAGGGAGGATAAACCAATATGCTTCGTGGAATTTCAGAGCGACTTGCTGGACTCGTTTTCATGGGCCAGCTTAAGGGCGACGGTCGCGCAACTACTTCCGGGTTTACTTGGCCCGCAGGAACGTTCACGTTCGGTGATCTGTACCGACTGAACGGCTGGAATGGAATTTGCATGAAGAACATCGCCGCAGCGGATACGCTTCGTGTTGCGGATATGGAAATTTCTTCAGAGCGAATTTGGTACGTCAAGGTTCCAGCAGGCGTCACGGCAGCCCAGGGCGATTACCTCTACTGGACGGCGGGTGCCGGACTGAAGAGAGGCGACACAGACTTGACGGCCACGGTTACAGGCTCGCCTGTATGCAAGGTCGAAGAGGCGAAGGATGCAAACAACTACGCGGCTGTCCGCGTACTCAACGTTGGCCCGTAAGAGAAAGGAGGCAAATTTCAATGGGTCTTATTACCGAAGCTCCAACACTTGAAAAACTGGCCAAGCGGAGCCGCGATGGTCGTATGCGAATTCCATACGATGCAATTTGGGGCGGCGAGCTTAAGGCTGGATCACCACCGCTCGGTTCGGATTACACTGAGCTAACGCATCGGCGCTGGTCGTCGGAGCGCGTGCTTCAGGGTGAAATGTCGAGCGCGAACGTGGTCAGTGAAATGCTCATGAAGGGGCAGCGCGACAAGTTCCTCGATGACTGTCTTGAAATTGAGCTTCGCCAGACCGTTCAGGAAATGATTACAACTTCTCAGGGTTCGATGGACTTGCTTGAGAAGGTTCGGATCGACGTGGACTTTGGGCTTGCAGACGTTCCGCTTCTCTACAACCCAATTTACGAAACGATCCCTGGGCCGTTTCCTGGTGGAGTCGTGCAGATCAATGAGAACACCCTTCAGGGGAATGTAATTTTCCTTGAGAAGTTTGAGGGTGGCGAAATTGTTTTCGGCACGATTCAGAAGGGTGTCCCGGCAACGGCACCGATCACCACCTACGCCGCTGGCTTTGAGTGGACGGAGGACATGATCGAGTTCGACCGGACGTGGGATATCACTCTGAACAACCGTGCATTCGGAAGGTCGTACAATTACCTTTTGAATCACATTCACCTTTCCCCAATCATCGCGTTTTCGTATGCTGGTGGAAACCTCACGGCAGCAAACGCAACAGGCGCGACGACGCAGGAAAAGACACTGCTCACGTTCCAGTCAGCGTACAAGTCGGCTGTGTCGGCTACGCCTCAGCGAACGCCGTCTGTAATTCTGGCGAACGAGGCTGACCGATTTCAGATTGAGGATGCGCTGCTCTCGCCTGTCCTCGATGCGAACGGTAGGCCGCTCGCTCGTGTCCCGGTTGACACGATCATTTACTACAACGGCGCGACGGTTACGAACGGGGTCAAGAGCTACGTCTATCCGGGCGTAACTCAGGGAACCGCTTATTTCATTTTCCCGAAGCAGCGGTTCAAGGAACTCGTTCACCACGATCTGCGAATTGATATTGGCGCACCGGACATTTCGCGTCTTATCGAGGGGCAGCAAGTGGGGCGCACTCGACGCGGCGTGTACGGCGATCCTGCCAACTCGGTGCAGAAGCTCACGCTTCCGTAATCAGGAAATTTCAGGGGGTGGACGGCGTGGGTCTGCCCCCTAGGAATTCAGGAGGAAGAATGAAAGACGTTCTGATCGAAGCTCCACCTATGACTCCGAACGGAAGCGTTCTAATGACAGACGCGGAAGTCAGGGAATTTAACAAGGACTATCAAAACCTCAAGAACGTGACAGACAGTTTCGCTACGGCGCTGTGTGCTCTCGTTCTTTTGCACAACCAAGACGGAACGCCCGAGGACGAAGTGCGAATTCCATTTGAAATGATGGAACGTGTCAAGGGCACCAAAATTGAAATCAGCCAGGACGGTGATCAGAATTTGATCCTCAAGCTCGTTGATCGCGCTCCTGCCCTATTTGTTGTTGAGGGGAGGTAAAGTAAATTGGCGGTAACAAGTAAATGGTACGGCCTAAGCCTGAAAATGCAGTACGACACTACTGCGGGCAACCGTATCGATTGGGTTACAGACACGATCAAGAACGCGCTTCACACGTCAACGTATGTTCCTAACCAGGACACGGATGACTTTTTCAATGACGCGACCAATGAAATTACCGGCACTGGCTACACCGCTGGCGGAAATACACTTGCCGGTAAGACGCTCACGTATGACACGGCAACGAATGAAACTCGACTGGATGCAAACGATTCATCATGGACAACGGCATCCTTCACCGCTCGAATTTCAACTGTTTACAAGTCAACGGGTACGTCAACTACATCGCCGCTCATGGGTTACGTGGATTTCGGTGGCGATGAAACTGTCGCATCCGGAACTTTCACTCTTCAGTGGGACGCTACAGGCGTTCTGAAAATCACAGCATCGTAGGGAGAGAGAATGACAAAGGAAAAGAGATTCAGGGCAATTCTCGTTCCTCCTGACGGTCATGCAACGAAATTCACTGACCCCGATGGGAACGAGCGCGAGCTTTTCAGAGACATAACCGTGATGGCTGAGTCCGAGGAAGCTGCTCGTGAAATTCTGACGGAGCGTGAAATGAAGCAGACGCCTCCGTATCACATTAAATCGATTGACCAAGAGGACTAGAGGACTGATCGTGTATGAAATTGTGGAAAGCCGTTCTTACCGCTTCGGTAGCAGCTATGACGCTGCTATTCGTCACTTCAGCGGCGGCAAACCACGTTCACTATGCCGCCGAAAAATGTCCGCCAGCGAATTTCCATTGTCAACACCCCCCGCCACCACCACCCGCGCCTCCACCGCCGCCTGCTCCACCGCCTCCGCCCCCTCCCCCTTCGCCTCCGCCCGTGGCTGGTGAAAATCTCCTACCTCTGCACGTCCCGAACGTAGTTGCGAATTACTACGTTGATCCGGTTTTGGGAAATGACACGACCGGAGACGGGTCGATTGGAAATCCGTGGGCTTCTCCGCAAAAAGCAGCGGACACGTTGAAAAATACAATTACGTGGCCAGGAAGCGGCGACGTTCAAGTGAACTTGCTGAATGGAACTTCAAAAGCAGCAAGCTCAGCAGCCTACTCGCTCGATCTGAGTTTCGTCAGCGGTGCTCGTAGCCCAAATTCAAGTCGCTGGTTGATCTGGAAAGCTGCCAATCGTCGGCAGTTCATTCTTGAAAATCCCGACGGCAGTACAGGCGCGAAGGGTGCAATCAGAGTACAGACCACAACCGGCAACAATTTCATGATGTTCGATGGTCTAAGGCTCTATGGTGAAAACACGCAGAAGGGCGCGCCAGGAAACGGAAATTCAATCGGCCTTTACTGCGAGGGCAACAACAACCACGACATTCAATTCGTGTTCGGTGAAATTGACGGGTTCAGAGTCGGTGCAGACGGTGTAACTCAGTCCTCGGCTCAGGCAATTCAGCATGAGGGAAATACTGCGACGGGGTTCATTGTTCAGTACAACAAAATTCATGACATTGGCGATCCGCTCGGGCCAGCAGGACAGACGACGGATAACCAGGAGCATGGTTCGTACATTCAGGCGTTGAATGTGCAATTCGTTGGAAATTTGAGCTACAACATTCCTAACGGCTACAACTTACAGTTTTTCAGTGGGGCCGCAGGGAACGGCGCAATTGTCGCTCACAACACGTTCGTTGAAGCCAACGCTTCTGGAATGATCATCGATGACTCTGACAGTAACGTGAAAATTTACAACAACATTTTCGCGTATCACACTGGACGAGGTTCTAGCTCTTACGGAATTGAGTTTTACCCGCCAGGAACTCCGGGTGCCAGTAACAACATCGACCACAATTTGTTTTACACGAACACAGGCGGGGATAGATCAGCTTCTCCGGCTGGTTGGACGCTCGGAACAAATTTGAGCGGTTCTGATCCTCTGTTCGTCAACGTGGCTGGGGACGATTTTCATTTGCAGTCTGGCTCTCCCGCTCGCTCGTTCAGAGATACAAGCTATTCGCCTCCCTTTGACTTGGAAGGCGTTGTACGAGCAGCCTACGACGCAGGCGCACTTGAATACGTTCCGGCAATTCTTCCAAACACGGCGCACGTAAGAATCGGAGGGTAAATGAGTGAAATTGAAGTTCAGGACGAATTGACCGACGAAGAAAAGAACGCCGTTGCGTGGCTTCGGCTTTCTGAGTGGGAGCTAGTTGAGCGTTCAGCTTCGCTTGGCTTGCCTGGTGACTTGCATCCTGAGCCGTATGAAATTTCAGGGACAATCCCGTCACGAGCGCAAGTCGATGAAGCTCGCAAGAACGCTGACCAAAATGCCCGCGACCTTGCTGGCGATGAATTCGTGGATAAGTGGATTTCAGAAAACCGAAGTGAGCATGGTGAGCAGTTCAATCACCCTGACGACATTGATTATCCGCCGATCCCGTATTTCAGAAAAGAAGATCAGCTTCGCGGCGATGGAAGCCTGCAAGAGCTTCCTGCTGAAAATGAAAATGACGGGCAACGAACAATCGTTGATCGTTTGGAAGAAGAAGGTGCAGAATGAGCATTGCACTTGAACGCCTTGCGAAGCTCGCTGTAAAGCAGGAGAGGGAAGGAAATTTCGATCCGGTTGCTCCTGTCTGCATCAAAGACGACATTGACACGCTCGCGCAGCTTCACAGGCTGACGTGGGAGGAAAAAGAGCGGAGGATCAGGGAGTCTGGCCTTCCGTGCATGATGCCCGAGGGCACTTACGCGGGTGTACTCGCTTATCCGTCGGCGCAGACAAAGACGACTACATCGCTCAGCGGAACTGTAAATTTGTGGCCGAACTTGATTTACACACCAATTCCTTTGAACGGCGTGATGGCTCCACAGATTTACAGGATCATGGTTGCTGCCAAAATTACAACTTCAACATCACCAGCCAACATTGGCTTCAACCCGCTAATTAACAACACAGGAACATGGACGACTGGCGGCACCGCAGTTTCAGGCGGAAGCACGTTGGGCGCAACCCCAAACATTGCTCTGACGGCTTCAATTACAAATGCCTTTTACTACATTATCGGCGATCTGACAATTCGCACGGCGGGAACGTCGAGCACAGTGGTCGGAATGTTTCGCTACGAGAGCACTCAGGGAACTACGGGCGGATTGGCAGGCCCGGCCGCAATTGGAACGGGGCACAATTTGCTTTTCGGTGGTACAGGCGTCACAGTCGATACACAGGAAACTGCGCAGTCGTTCCAGCTTGGCGCAGTTCACACAGTCACGACAATTACACATAACGTCGAGCAGCCGCACTTCATGGACTGGAACTAGATGAAATGACCATGAGGGCAAACAGCGCCGAAGGTGGGACGGACGAGACGACGATGAGCGCCGCAAATAGCGGCGGTGCATCAGGCGATCCTTTCGACAGTATTTCATTCGCCACTGGATGCACGATCAAGTACGACGCTGAAAAATCAGCGCATGGAAAAATGTCTTACCGTGTGAACACTGACGCTACGGTTCCGAATTTGACGGTTGCGTGGTGGCAGGCATCGGTCGGAAGTCTCACCGAGCATTACGGGAGAATTTATTTCATGCCGTCTCGCAACTTCGGCGCTGATGCGGCGTTTGAAGAAATCATCGAGGTTGATACAGCAGCCGGGGCTGTTGGAGTGCAGTTAGGGTTCGATGCATCAAACCATCTTGTAATTCGTGACAGCACTTTGGCTACAAAAGCGACTGGCTCAGTCGCATGTTCTGTTGGACAGTGGAATCGACTTGAGTGGCATGTAATTCACAGCACGACTGTTGGTGTAGTTGAAACTCGCATGTGCGTCGGAGACAATTGGGATGGGTTTAGCCCGGATGAGTCTCTTTCTGCGACAGGATTGAACACTCTGGCAAGTGGTGGGCAATTTTACTTTGGAGTCGTTTACACAGCAGCGGTCAATCAGGTAATTTGGTTCGATGACTACGTTGCTGGGGCGGCAGGATGGGTTGGCCCTGTGAAGCCGCAGTCGTATCTCGCAAAGCGAATGCCGTTAGGAGTGTAATTGCCTCGTTTGAACCTGAATCCTGCATGGCCGTTCTGGATTGAACCTCCAAGGACTGTCACGCTGCCTGTAACTCAGGTCGATGACACAATTTCACCACCACCGGCTATTTCTACAGCATCGGCTGTTGAGCCGATTGTAAAAATTGCAATCGACACATTTACGGCGGCAGGAGCAGCAGCAAGCTCTTCAACGCTCACTGCCAATGTAACCATCGGAGCAGCGGCTTGCGCTGCAACCGCTTCTAGCGTTGCTCCAATTCCAAATGTTGTAATTCCGCCTTCGGCTATGGGCGCAACTGCGTCGGCTGTTGCTCCGACAATCCTTAAGCCAAAGGTAATTACTTCACCAGCGGCTTCTGCGACGGCTTCTATTTCAACGCCGATTCCAGAAGTGCGCGTCCAGGGTGCTCAAGTTGACGCTGATGGGTTCACTTCACCAGCGACACCGAAAATTACATTGTTGCCTTCAGCAATGGCGGCAACAGCGTCTCGGCCAACTCTTACGGCCAACGTCACAATCGGAGCAGGCGCGTGCGCTGCTACAGCTTCAAGTGTTGCGCCAGTTCCAAAGATCACGGTAATTTCACCAGCAGCGTCGGCCACAGCTTCAGCAGTTGCACCGACGGTCATTAATGCTGGGGCGCATGTAATAACTGTTCCACCAGCAATTGCGACCGCTTCGGCTGTTGCTGGAATTCCAACAATCACGATTACGCCTTCGGCTCCGGTTGCTACAGCAGCCTCCGTAGCCCCTCTGCCAAAAATCACAATTACGCAAAGCGCTGGGATCGCTTCTGCCGCTCCTGTAGCCGCAACCCCTACCGTTCAGCCTGTAAGCCCTGCGGCGGCTTCTACGGGCCTCTCAGCGCCTCCTGTACCGAAGATTTTTGTCGGCCCAAGCGCCTCAAGCGCAACGGCTGGGGCAGTCGGGCCTACGATCATCAAAACTGGCAATGCTGTAATTAATCCGGCGGCGATGGCAGCAATCGCGAGCAGGGTGCCTCCTGTTCCGATTACAACGCTGACTCCGACAGCGCCGAACTCTACTGGATCAATTTCAACACCTGTTGTAAAGGTCACTGTCATTATGACGGCGGCTCAGGCAACTGCGGCAATTTCAACGCCGACGATCAGTAAGAGTAAGACCGTAACTTCACCACCAGCAATTTCAACCGCTACGGCTCTTGTTCCAATTCCAAAGATTGCTGTAGGCTCGCCAGCAGGAGAAGCAATTGCAGTAATGAACGTTCCTGTTGGGACGCTCAATGCAACTGCGGCAGTCGCAACAGCGAGATTTCCGAAGCCGAAAATTCGAACAATCTCATCACAGACAATTCCAACCGGCGCGCAAGTGATGATCATTTCTAGCGGCAGCAAGACGAAGATTTTCAGCAGTGGTGACGAAACGGGTCAGCTAATTTCAAGCGGAGAAGAAACCACAATCCTAGGGAGTGAGTGATGGCTGACGTTCGATTGGATTTCGTTCCGCCAAACATTCCTGACTTGAAGTATTTGCATATCTACGAGTCGCCAACAAAGACAGGAACGTTCGCGCCCATCGAGCAAGTGAGTGCGATTGGAACCTACCCAAATTACATTTCGTACTACACGACTGAGCTTGCAGGCGCAGCAGACCATTGGTTTGCAATTGAGTGGGAAGATTCCAAGGGCGCGAAGTTCGGATTGTCTCAGCCAATTCAGGGTGGAGTGGAAACTGCGCTTGGACGAATTACAAATAACGTCATGATTCGAGACGCATCAGCAAATGAAACAGTTGTCGCGCAGGAAGCTGAAGCTGTAATTGAAATGGTGATGGGGACAACTGATCCGCTCTCAGTCACTATCGATCAAGTAACAGCTAGACAAATTTCAGGAATGACGCTTCTCACGCTTGCGCGCGTGCTTCTTTACAACCAACTTTCGTCCAGCACAGTCGATCAATTCACTGCGGGCCTTGTTTCAATTAAGCAAGCTTCCAACGATAAGGGAATTGCAAATATCAAGTCGATCATCGACGAGGCAAACAAGATTCTTGGACTGAACGTTTCTGTAATCCTGCTCATCGAGGATATTGAAATCGGTGGCGGTACAGTAGCGCCCATCAGCGTCGATCAGTCGAGGCTCCTAATCGATATTCCATGAGCACAATCGCTGAATTTAAGAATTTGCTGTATAACCGGGCTTCGGACGTGAGATACGTTCGGTCAGACTCACTCGTGCCTTGCCCTTGCCGCACTCCTGAAGGATTTCGGGATATGGAGTGGCATTTTCAACACCCGCTCGCGCCTCTTTGCAACGAACAGGGCTATCTTCCCGATGCAAATTCAGTTGATATGACAGTGAAGGCATTCGTTCAGCCGATTCAGTCAACGCGAGCTACAAGACTCGCTGAAGAGCGAGGGCTTTTCGCTGCTGGTGAAATTCAGATGGACGATCACCTTGGAATTTTCCCTTGCGACTGGCTCGGTACGACTTTGAATTTCAGAGATTGGGGAAGAAGTGGTGAGGACTTCATCGAGTACGCAGGGCAGCGTTTCACGGTTGTAAATTCAAACCTCATCCCTGATCCTGACGACGGGAACCCGTATCACCATTGGGAACTCGGACTCAGGCTGATTTCGGACACCCCAATTGGCTAAAATTTCACCATATACCGCACGACGAGGGGCGATTCAGATTTCGCCAGAGACTTTCAATGCCATCGAGGAATACATTCGGTGGGCGGAAACGTCAAAAGCAAATTTCCCAAGGGCTATGGACATTCTGATCCGCTTCATGGCCTACACCAACCAGGGGATTGCTCAGCGAATGTCGGCAGGGCCATACGATCCCACGCAGAACCAGCCGCAGCTTGCTTGGAAAATCCCTGTGAGGCGAATTTCAGAGAAGTATTACCTCGGTTGGAAAGTCAAGCGAATCGGATTGGGAACGTGGCAGCTTTACAACGACTCGCGAGAAGCGTTTTTCATTGAGTTTGGAATTCATCAGAGCGGACGAAGGGTACGCCGTCCTATCCGGAAGCTATCGTTGCGCAGAACGATGGAATTCATGATGAGGACTCAGGCATACCACCGATGCTGGTGTGAAATTTACGCAAACCCACGAAAGGGGAAGCCAAAGTCGAGAAATTTCATTCAGTACGTTCAGTCGCCGGGTAAGGGCGGATTCAGTGGGCCGATCATGGGGAGGTTCTTGCCGTGACCTACGATCCTGAACAATGGCTCGTTACTACGGTGCGCACTTTGAAATCTTACGCCGAAGCCGGATTCGACAGTGCAGTGCTAGACAACCTCGGGAATCCGGTGGGCTTGGAAGCCTATGAGGTAATCATGGAATTTCCAGGCACCGAGAATGAACCGTTCAAGGCTCCGTTCGACAAGACGTTGGTTCACTTTGAAATTGACGACATAAACGACGACGAACTTGGCTTTGGCCCGAACATTTTCAGAGACAACTACGACGCGGGAACAGGAAGTGTCAAACCGCAGGAAGCTCGCAAGCATCGGATCAACTTCGATGTTGGAATTTGGACGAGTGACCGGGCGGGCGGAACTACTCAACGAATGCGGGCGTATCAAGTTCTCACAAATTTGTTTCATGGCTCTCGTGCCCGCACAGCGCTATGGAACTACAGCACTTCAGGCGATGGCGGGTTGGAAATTCTTCAATTCACGGGAGGTAGGTTCTTGACTGAACGAGTGGACGATGTTCCGATGTACCGATCAGTTGACGGGCAGCTTGAAATTAGAGTGTTCAGTCGAACTCCGATGGGTGTGCCGGAACCAGCAATCACTGAAATTGGTCAGCAGCCGGGTCTGACCATTGGCCCATAGATAGGAGGTTAAAGACGTGCCAACACCAACTACGCAGTTGTACCCCGAAGTCACTGACCAAAGCGTACTCGGTCAGCGACTTGGGCAGAATGTATTTCTGCCGATTGGAATTGAAGGTCAGGCTGACTCCGGTGGAGCGGCTACGACTGGAATTCTGTATCAGATCAATCGGCGGGACGAAGCTGTTACGCAGTTCGGTACGGCAGCACTGTCCGAGCTTACGCGACAGATTCATGCAATTCTCGATGCTGGCGCTGGCCCTGTAATTGCGGGAGCTTCCGCAAAGGGAACAACGCCTACGCTAGTTCAGCGTCAGGTCATTTGGGCACTGATGGAGTCCGACGAATTTATCCGGCTTCGTCTGACAGATTCCACGGTGCAGAGCGATCTTGTCGCGCTCGCAACTTCGATGAACAACGCTGATCTACTCAACAACAAGCAGCTTGCACTGATGGGCATGGCGAGCGGTACAACGAAGGCCGCACTACTCACAGCCGCAACTGCAATTGCAGGGGCAACGGGAACCGGGCCTAAGCGGGCAGCGCTCATTGCTCCGGGTGTGTACGACTCGGCTGGAACTCTTCGCTCGGGAAGCTACGCGGCAGCGTGTGTCGCGGCTGAAATGGCGAAGCACTCCGATCCGTCCACTGACCTTGACCTTGGGGTTGTTCCGAATTTGACCGGAATTGAAAAAGGCGCAGACGGTCTTGGGCTTTTCAGGCGCAAGGTTGTTACAGGCGCGGCGGTCAACGATTTCGAGGACTTGCTACAGGGCGGCGTTTCTCCGCTCATGCCAACCTCGGTGCCGTTCGGAACTCCAACTGCTCAGAGCGGAGTGCAAATTTCACATTTGCGCACCGTTTACATCACGGATACGACGTTCGACGCGCTCATGACGAGGATCATTGTCGATCAGGTGTTCCTCGACGTGAAAAATTACGTTGTCGGCGGCGGATTCCTTCAGGCCGGAAACACATTGGAGACTCGGACGCGAATTGCAAGTGGTGTTACTGCACTGCTCAACGAGCGTCGTTCGTGGATCACTCCAATTCTTCAGGGCGACGGAACGCTCGGCTACAACGTGGCTGTCACGTCCTCGCCAGACAACAGGCAAATCACAATTTCGTACCAGGGCACGGTTGTTCGCGGAATTTCGACTGTTCAGGTCGCAGCGAACCTCACGATCCCGGCGTAAGAAGGGAGGTAAATTCATATGTGGCTCAAGGGACTAACCGCCGTTGACCTCAACATTGCTTTTGAAAACGGCAAGCACTTTGCCGCTGTCAATGAAATGTCTGAGGAATTCCGGCAGGAAGTTACCTATCAGGGAGCATTCGGTACGGATGGCCCTGTCCTTCGTCGTGTTCGAACGGCTGACGAAGGCACGGTGACATTCACCGCCGTTCTGCTCGCTGAAGGCGCGGGGGCAAACATGAACGATGAATCCCTCTTGCGTCAGATGCGTGACTTCGACGTGCAGTGCGTTCGTGGTACGCGAGTAGTCACTTACCGAGGGTGCAACTGGTCGAGGATTTCAATTCGATCAACTCTCGATACAGTGACGCTCGATTGTGACATTACAATTCCGGGCTACGCGGCTCCGTAAAAGAAAGAAGGGCGGGCATGGCACTAACAAAGAAGCAGGAGCAACTTCTTGAGCGGGGCGTTGAAGCCGTTGAACGTCTCGCTCAAGACCCGGTTCTTGAAATTGAGGCGGCTCCCCCAATGTGTCCGCATTGTGGGAATTTCAACCCTATCGTGATTGTCACGGAGGGATCGGATGGGCCGCTCAGCGAATGCGTCCTCTACTGCCAATGCCAGAATTGCAATCAGGCGTTCTACGCAATGCCTGTGACTTGGCACATGCACCAGGAAATGCAAACGGTCAGAGAGGAACTAAAGGAAAGGGCGGAAATTCAGAATGGCCAACACTAAGTCCCGAATCAAGCAGCGTCGGTTGGAAAGAATGAGGCTCGGGCAGGCTGCTTGCTCGTTCGTGCCTCTCGTGAGCGATCCTGAAATCCGCATTGCGATTGTTCCGCTCACTGAAGCGGAGTTCGAACAGTGCCTTGAAATTGTCGCAATGATGGAGGCGCAGGACAACATCGCGGGCTTCGGATTGAGGGATCGAAGGCAGGCTCAGGAAATTCTCGTTCGTGCGATTCGTGAAGAGGACGATTTGACTCAGCGGGTCTATGACACCATCGAGGAAATGATGGAGGACTTGGAATCCGTTGATATCGACCAACTGATCGATGAATACAACGAAATGACTGAACAGTCGAATCCGAAATTGGATGGAATTCCAGAAGAGGAATTCGACAGACTAAAAAAAGTCTTGCAGGAAATGGATTGGAACGTACTATCTGGCAGTGCATGGTACGCAGCCAAACGTTTCCTTGGGAAACTGCCTCCCGAGCTACTCCTGGCCAATGGTCGTGGGTCTATCTCAACCAACTCATCGACTACGACGAACGAATAAGGAAAATTCACACACATTGTCTGCCGAAATTTCATCGCGATGTTTGCGAAGTGTGTGGGGAGGCGGTTATCGATGAAACCAAGCTACCACCTGAAATTCGTGAAAAGCTCTACCGACCGAGCAAGGGTGAAGAGTACGACGTAGAAGTTCACGTTGAGCAGAACGACTCATTCGGTGAAGAAGAAATAGAGGAACCTGAAATTGAGCCAGATCAATAACAGAATCGTCACGACATTTAGCTCATCGGCGGGCAATGCGCTCGCAGTGATGAATCAAGTGTCGGGCGGCATGACCAACATCGGTCGCGCGACGTACAACACGAGCCGAATGTCCGAAAGGCTCAATGCACAGTGGCGGGCATTCGGCACAACGCTGAGGTACGCATTCGCGGGTTCTGTAATTTTCGGGGCTACGAGAATGCTCAGCGTCCTTCGGGACACTCAGCGGCAATACGCTCTCATCGGTGCTATCGGTGGCGGCGTATTTGATTCGCAAATTCGTGGAACCACAGCAGCCGATCAAGCTCTGCAAAGCCTCTATCAAAACGCGCAGCGAGCTTCACTCGACGCAATTACACCCGTCAACGATTTCAACGACGCACTCGTCAACCTCTACTCGACGGTTCAGAACGTTTCGCCGGATCAGGCAATTGCATTGACCACGGCTCTTTCACAGGGCGCACAGTTGGCAACGGTGCCCGTGGACGACTTGACGCGATCAATTACAGGTCTGAATCAGGCGTTCGGTCAGAAGCAAAACCTCCGCAACATTCAGCAGGGCATCCGTGGATTTACCGAGCTTGTCTATCAGGCTCCTGGCGGTGCAGCCTACGGCCCGCAATTTATTCAGCAGCTTGCTCCACTTGCCGCTGTCTCGCGGTTCGCAGCAATTACACCACAGGAAATGTATGGGCTGTATTTGACTGAGACGAGGATCGGCGCTACGCCGTCCACGGCAGGACGTGGATTGCAATTCCTTCTTCAGTCGATTGCCGCTCCGACTTCCAAGGTTCACAGGGATGCTCTGAAAACCGCTGGAATTACACCGACCACTGTTCAGCAGCACGGGGGGCTTTGGGCGATCCGTCAGCTAATGAAGAGGGCTGAAGCTCTTGGAGTGACCGGAAATTTGCGCAAGGCTTCAACTGTCTCCGACGATCAGCTTGACCTAATGGATACAGGCAATCCCGGTGACGTTCAGCGTGGCCTTGGAATTTCAGGACAGGGAATCGATTTCCTCAGTCGCGCAATCGGGAGAATTCACGGAGTCCGTGCATTGGTCGCGCTCATGGCTCAGGAGAGAGCTACGCGGCAAATGTCAAAGGATCAAGAAACAATTGCAATGGCTATGGCCAACACGCAACAGGCGCAGGATGATTTCGCAAACCGATGGGCGGACTTCTCGCGTCGTCAGCCTCTACAGGCCGCAGCCGTTTCAGTCGATGTAATTCGTCGCAGCATCATCAGCGCTTTTGAACCAGCACTCAATCTCGGAGCGCGTGGAATTGCAGGCGTCGGAGGTTACGTTTCAACGCACCAGCGTCGATCACAAGAGGTTGCATTGGGCGCAGGCGGTGTTCTAGCCGCGCTCGGGCTAGCTCGTGGAATGGGCGTTGGAGGACTTCTGAAATTTGGTAGTCGCGGGGCAATTGGAGTAACAGCCGCCGAAGATGCACTGAGAGGCGGAACGCAACAGGGAATGACTCCAACCCATCCTCTCTACGTCATGGTTGTCGGGCAATTGTTCGGCGGTGGCGCTAAGGGAGCAATTTCAACCGCAGGCGCAGCGGCAGCAGCAGGCGGCGGTCGAGGAAGAATGGGACGCTTTGGAATTCCAATGGTGGGTGCTGGGGGATGGCTGATGGCTGGCGCAATGGTCGGAAGTGACATTCATGATCGTGGCTTCAAAAATGCGATGATGCGTGACTCTTCCGGGCGCAGGCATGGTTGGGGTGAATTGCTAAACGAAGGAACGTTTGGTATTTCCGGCGCAGTTGGACGAGCGGGCAAGAGAGATATTTCAGCCTTCAAGGATTTGTTTGGCTTGGGCGATCAGACAAACCCACGAACAGCATCAGCCGTCAACGCTTGGGCACGATCCGTCGGGCTTCGACCAACTGACTCGTTTGCCTATAGCTCGCTTTCTCACACTTCTGAAATTCATGGAAGCGCTGACGTGACAATCAATGTCGATCTAGTTCAGCCGGACGGAACAAAGACGCGCAAGAAGGTTCACGTTCCGGTTCAAATGTGGTCAGGCGGTCGCACTCCGTCGCACAGAGGACGACGCGGTGCCGGACATAGGGGAGGGCCGAACTAATGGCACTCGGACACAGGCCACCTACAGCGAACGAAACACAAATTTGGAAAGGGAATACCGGACAAGACCCCGCTCGGTATCTGATTCCCGATTCGAATTTATTTCACAAGCGTCCAAGCATTCAGTCGGGCAACGCTGTTTTCATTTTCCCGATTGGAGTCGAGGGATTCCGGAGAAGTGGTCAAGCGCTTCTCGGTCGCCACTATTACATCGGTGACAACGATGTTGACGTGCAAGTGGTTCATTTCGATGAAGCTCGGATCGAGCTTAGTGGGACGTTCCCTGGAATTACAGCGGTGGACAACATGGTGGAATTGACGAACCTTCTCGCATCACCGACCCCGGATCGCGGAAAGATTCTCTATCTGCCTGGAATTTTCGAACGCATTCAGTACGTCAACGTGGAGAACTACGATTTCGTACATGACGCTGAGGATCGAACGCATTCAATTTCATATGTGCTTTCGTTTCTCAGGACGGGGATCGGTCGTAGGATTCGTGACCCGCACGGAACGCCGCCCAAGCCAAACCCGAGCGTGAAAAAGAAAAAGCGCGCTCGACACGCAGGACGGTATGTAATTGTGCGGGATATGAGCAGGACGCTCAGACAGATTGCTCACCAAGCCTACGGCGATTCGAAACTGTGGGGTCGAGTTTTGGAATTGAACGAAGAGCCAATTTCAAAGCTTATTGCGGACGTGCCACGGCATCAGCTTCCGCAGTATCGATTCCCGATTGGAACACAATTTGAAGTATGACCGCGAAAAAGAAACCAGTCGTAAAGAAAATTACGGCACGAATGCGCCATCGGGAAGTCGCGGCGCGATTTCAGTCATGGCTCGACAAGCATCCCGACGCCGACAAACAAAGAAGAATTTCAACCTTCGATGCGTTCTGTGATTCAGCGGTATTCCAAGACGAGTTGAAAAGGCTAGGCGAGAAGCATGCCATCGGTCGAGAACGTTAGAGCGATAATTACAATGCCGTGGAGAGGAAAGGGCTATGTGCCCAGGACTATCCGCGCCATCGAGGAATACTACATCGACACGTCGCTCGATAACGACTCTGACCCATTTTCAATTAACATCGGCGATCCTGACGGCGATCTAATCAAAGCGCTGAAAAGAGACAACGAGGTTCGCGTTCAGATTTTCGGTGTCGATTCCAGCCAGCGCGGAACGAGCTACATGGTGACGGGCGTGGCTGATGAAATTACATACAACGAAATGGGCGTCGTCACGATTACAGGACGGGACTTGTCCTCACTCGCGACTGATTCCACTTTGCCGCCGAAGCAGTACCGTCATGTTCGCGCATGGAAACTCGTGCAGGAACAGGCGCGTGAACTTGGAATTGGCGGACGGCTGAACCTCTCAAAAGGAATTCAAGTCAAGAAGTCTCAATACACTGATGGATCGGAGACGTATTGGGAATTCTGGAATCGTCTCTATCGCAAAGAGAAAATGTGGATTTGGTTCGGGCCACAGGGGCAACTCAATGCGGGCAAATTGCATTACGAGGCTGCTCCGTCCTATTTCTTTGGCAAGCCGAAGTCTAACGATCCCTCGCGGATCAAGGACTTGTACCAGCAAGTTGAAAATGTGCAAGTGAAAAAGACGACGCAGGGAAGGCTTGGCGAGGTTTGGGTTTACGGCCAGAAGGGTGACAGCGGATTTCTAGTTACCGCTGACGATCCCACAGTCAAGAACTGGATCAAGAAACCGCGCAAGATCATTTTCGACAAGGAAGTTCACAACCGCAAGCAGGCGCTCAAGGAAGCATGGGAAGAAATCTTTGAGGGCAAAGTCGGTTCGGTTGAAATTACTTTGACGGTTGGTGATCCTGGTTTCCCAATCCGGCAGAACCGAGTAGCGCGAGTGCGAATTCCAGAAATGAATTTGTACGGTGACTACTTCGTTGTCGGAACACGAATGTCGGCAGGGCCAGACGGCTTCGTGCAGGAAATTCGATTGCGTGAGCGCGGGATGGCGTTGTCGCGGAGAATTCCTCCCGACCCATCGTTTACAACCGCTGAGCCAAAGAAGGACGTTGGTAATCAGCTAGGCGTCGAGCTAGAAGTTCCTTACGCTGACGATTTCATTAAGGCCGCTCGCGAATGGCATGGCCCTTGGAATTTCCCTCTCTTCCTGGCAACACTACTTGCAATTGGCGATCAGGAAACTTCTTTCAACAACATCAGAGCGCTTGGCGGGCCGGGTGAAGATCGTGTGCCCTGGTATCAGTGGAAAGCGGTCAACCGTGATCGTAAATACGCGGACGATCCGCCTGTCGGTACACCGAAGGATCGATTCGGTAGGACGCATGAGCAGTGGAAAGAAATTTTCGCTAACGAGCCTGGGCAATACACGAGCGAAACGTTTGCTGTCGGCATCATGCAGCTTTACAGCCTCGGGTACAAGCATTGGGCCGATGATAAATTCAAGACTGGAAATCAGAACCAATACAGCGGTGGGCGCTGGCATCCTCCCTCGAATATTTGGGCGGCAGCACGAGCGCTGAGAAATAAATTACAACTTGCGGTACGAGATTCTGGCCGCGATGCTGACATTTGGGCGGGCGTTTCCTATTACGGGCATCACTACGCCGGGGAAACTCCGACAACCGTTCCGACGCGATATGCGAAGGAAGTCAAGGCGAAGGTTCAGAACACCTATCTACAGCAAGTCAACGATGCTCTCAAAGCCGCTCAGGAGGCTGCTAAGGCGCAGCGAGACGGTAGTGGCTCTGAAGGCAACCAAGGCGACTCTCCCGTCCCTAGAGAGCTTCCACAGTCCGCGCAGGAATGCATGCGAATTTTCAGAGGGCTCGGGCCGAATCCGACAAGAAATGAACAACGCGCAGCCGTTCGTGCCGTCGCAATGTACGGCTACTATCGGCGCGATGAAATTGATTACGACCAAGGGCAGAGAGCCGCTGATTTTTCACCGCCGCCGAATGTTCCGGCGCATTTGGACTGTAGCTCGTTCGCTGAATGGTGCTACAAGAGTTGCGGAATTGACGATCCCTCAAACCAAAATTACCATCCGATCGGCAACACTAGAACTCAGGTCGCAAACGGAACTGCAATTCACTCGATCAACGGACTGAACCCTGGCGATCTGATCTTCTATGGGGGAACACCGAGCTATCCGGGCCATGTGGCAGTGTACGCGGGTAACGGTAAGGTGATTTCGATGGGCAGCGATCCTGGCCCGCTCATTTTGCCGATCAATTACAGAAGCGACCGAATCGCAATGAGGGCTTACATCTAATGCCACTGACAGACGAAGATTTTTCAAGCATTCGAACATTGGTCGGCTCGATGCTGTCCGACGTTGGGCAGACGTTCTTGACGGCCAAGGTGCTGAAAAGGGATACGACGCGCAGGCTCGTGTGGGTAGCCGAGCTTGGCGATCAGTGCATTCCGCTTGTCGATTTCATCGACGATATAAATTACTACGTTCCCAATGGAACGTTCGATTCGTGGCATGCAGTTGGCGCAGCAGGCGAGCCAGCATTTCAGAACAGTTGGCAATCCTTTGGAGCGCCGTTTGAAGCTCCCGCATTTCGTTTCGACCCGTTCGGACAAATTGAATTGAAAGGTCTGATTAAGAAGGTTTCAGTGGCAGCGCCAGCGGTCAACGAAATCATGTTCACACTTCCGACGAATTACAGGCCAGCTAACCAAAGAGGGTTCGGCACAGCAGCAGGCGACAATACTTCCAACGTTCATGGTCGCGTTGACGTTGATTCAAGTGGAAATGTTCGTTGGGTTACAGGCGCAGCTACTAACGCTGGATCATTTCAATTTCTCGATGACATTCGTTTTGAGCCTTCAAGCGCTACGCAAATTGTTCCTCTTGCTCGCAAGCTCACAAGTAACTCGATTGGAGTTCCAGACGTGGGCGATGTAATTCTGATCGCGTTTGAGCGGGGAACGAGAAGGCTCCCTCGATGCTTGGGTGTAATCAACAGCCTTGATTACGTCAATGAAATTCTACCGCCGCAGGGAAGTGACGGCAGCAGTGGTGGCGGCGCACACATTGGAGTGGGAGGTTCGTAGTGTTTGATCTTGCAATTAGCCAGTATGGTGATCTGATCTTCTCCGCTAATCGCGACCTCTCTGGAATTTCAGGGACGGCGCGGATCGAGCAATGCATTCGTAACCGGCTGAAAATCCCTCGCGGCTCATGGGTCTATGATCCTGACAAGCGGCTAGGGAGCCGCCTTCATGCTGTACTACAGCATGACCCCGCTCGTGCTGAAATCGAGATTCCTCTGTACGTCCGCGAAGCTCTGGACGATATGGACGAAATTGAAATCGGAGAGGTTCAGTTGACCATATCGAGTGATGGCCGAAGCTGGGGTGTAATTGTCGGTTACTCCGTTAATACACTTCCGGATGGCGCGGGTGAACCGTCTGCGTCACCCGACCAAGAAGAATTCATTTTGTCACTACCGCTGTAAGGGAGGGTTGAATGCCAATTACACCTGAAACGTTCCATCGGTCAAGGGATGAAATTCTGGCCGATATGCTGGCTGCATTTCAGGCAGAGATTCCAGACGTTTACACAGGCGTCGATGGAGTCCTGCGTATCCTGCTCGACATTGAAGCGGGTCAGTTTGAAAATATCTTCCTCGGCAACCAGCTTTTGCTTGAGGACTTGTTCATTCAGACAGCGGCGCTCCAATCGCTGATTCGCTACGGCGATGAATTTGGAAAGCCCATCGATCCTGGTGTGAAATCTTCAGGGACAGTGACGTTTACCGGAGCGGGTGGCACTTACGTTCCCATCGGCACTGAAGTTGGATACGACCCTGGCAGCGGACTTGACGTAATTTACTTTCTCACGACGATTGACGGGACGATCCCGAACCCTGGAACTCCAACTGCACCGACCGCAGCAATTAACGCGACGGCAGGAAACCTCAACGGACTGTACGAGTACGTCGTTACTTTCGTAACCACGGGCGGTGAAACTCTTCCTTCAGTAATTTCAAACTCCATCAGTCCGGTAAACCAGCAGGCCAACCTCACAGCGATCCCGCTCGGCGGTGCAGGAACAACGTCGAGAAAGATTTACCGACGCAAGAACGGCACCGGGGATTTCAGGCTTGTCACGACGATTGCAGACAACACGACTACGACCTATACGGACAACATCACGGATGCAACGGTGAACGGAAATCCTCTTGCGCCGACGAGCAACACGGCAAACAAATTGTCAGTGACGGCAGCGGCGGAAGAGGAAGGCGTCGAGGGAAATGCAGTGGCGGGAACAATTACAATCATCACCAACGGCCCGTCCACACTGACTGAAGTGACAAACGCCGCGCCGTTTACAGGCGGTGCCGATCCTCAAGACACTGAGGATTACAGACAGGAATTGCTAGCGCACATTCAGAACCCCGGATCAGGCTCGCCCGCCGATATCAAAGAGTGGGCTGAGGACGTGGTAGGAGTCGATCAGGCAACTGTATTTCCGAATGACAACCTTGGAACTCCGCAGAACGGGCATACGACTGTCAGAATTTCAGGCCCAGGAGGAACCGTTCCTACACCCGAAACTCAGGCGGCTGTAGCTCAGGCGCTTGCGGATCGCGACGTGGCAAACATTTCATTTCATGTTACTACCTTCACGGCAGTTTCAACAAACGTGACGGCAGACGTAACAACGTCCGGCACCTACACGCTGACCGATGTTACACCGAACGTGCAGAAAGCAATTCAGGATTACATTAACGCGCTTGGAATTGGCGAGACGCTGATGATTGCTGGACTTGTCGATGCAGTGTTCGGTTTGCCAGGGATCGCGGACGTGTCAATTACAAGCCCGGTTGGAAACCAAACCACAGGCTCAACTTCCAAGAGGACTCCCGGCACGATCACGGTGACGTAATGCCGACAACACCATTTCAGCCAGCAATTGACGCAGGCGACGTTTACACGGACGCCGAAAAGAATTTCCTCGATGAGACTCCACCGAATCTCTTCCCTGAAAACCATGAAAGCAATTGGGGCTTCAAGAGGAAAGTCTTTTCGGACGTGGTTCAAGACGCAATCGACCAGCTTGACGTAATTTATAAAGAGCGGTTCGCAGATACCACAGTCGATTTCATCGATGAGTGGGAAGAGCAAATGGGCGTTCCGGTCAATCAGGCGGCGTTCGATATGTCCGTGCGTCGAGCGATCATTCAGTCGCGATTGAAAAAGGGCGTTTACACGCGCGCTAAGCGTGACGAGATTGTTCGGGAATTTGTGAAAGCGATTGCAGGCGGTGAGCCACTTCAGCTTACGCCGGATGGACTCGCGCTCAGCACAGGCGGTTTGCCGCTTTTCAACGAGCCTGCGGATGCGGATACGCTTTTCCGCGTTTATGACAACCCGGAGAATTACAGTTACGAAGTCTGGATCAGAAGCGATATCTACCCGTCCGTGAAATCAGCAGCGTTGAGCCGTGAGCTTACTCACTTCACGCCGTCTGGAATTTCTTTCACGATGGACGGCAGCAGAGCAAACATTCTCGACTACGACCGAACGGTGTTGCATGATGGGCCAAGCGCCTATTGGAAATTGCCAGCACTGACGAGCGCAACGTCATTCAACCCCGTTCTGACAGCGACGGGAACGCCGACTACAGTTGCCGCGCTCGCGCTGAACACTCAGTCAGCGAATGCACTTAATTTCAACGGCACAACGCAGTTCCTTTCAAACTCACTGACCAACGAGCTAATCAATCGTACTCGTGGATTTGCAATTGAAGGTTGGTTCAAGCCAAGCGCAGTTACCGGAGCTACACGAACGCTCATGCATCGGACGACTTGGCGAGTGTTTATCGATACCAACGCAGTTCTCAACTTTGAAATTACCGTCAACGGAAGCACAACGAACATTCTTGCAGGGCCGAAGCTGACGGCTGGAACGATCTATCACATAATTGCTCAATTCACGGGTACGAGATTGCAGCTTTTTGTCAACGGCACTTTGTACGAATACGTAATTCCAGTTTCAGGCGGCGTACTCATCGACGCTTCGCTTGCGTCTCTGGAATTTGCGCGAGGCCCAGGCGGGACAAACTTCTATGCGGGCGATATGGACGAGCTTGCCTATTACAGTCACGTCCTTTCTACTGCTCGCGCAATTGCGCACAATAACACCGGACGGAACATCGCGTAGAAGGGAGGTAAATTGGCAAGGTACAAAACATTTACCGCTGATGGAGTTGTAACTAGCGGTCGAATTTACGCAGGCGATCTGAACGGGATTCAGGATTGGGTCGCGCAGAAGTCTGATTTCACTCAGACTGTCGATGTTGCAACGCTGAGGATCGGCGACTCAAGCTTGCAAATTACAAAGTTCGGCACTAACGTTCTTCAAGTAGCCGGAACTTTGGCGCTTGCGATCCCCGGAGGGGGTGGCGGTGGCGGCGGTCAGCTACTCTCTGCTAGGGGCGTTGGTATTGGCTCACTCACTCAGGCAGCAATTTCAGCGTTGACAACGGCTGAGCGACCAACAGGGTTGATCGTGTGGGACAGTACGAACAGTGTTTTTGTAATTAACATGGGAACGGGGCTAAGCCCAAACTGGCAGAAGCTCACAAGCGGCTTTGTTTCCTGGCCGTAAGAAAGGAAGGGCGGGCATGGACGAAGAACAGAAGATGCAGATGTACCTTGTAATTGGAGAACTGTATTTCAGCCACCGAATGCAGCAAGACACAATCGAGAGTCTGAAGAAAGCGAACGCGCGGCTTGAAAACGCATTCTCTGAGGAAATGAAATCGAAGGTAACGATACTGCCGGACGAAAGGGCGGGTGAGGATGAGGATGAACAGCAGACGTGATCTAGCCACAGTTGTCGTAGCAGTTCTTTGTGTAATTGCTCTCTTTGGCCTTGGAATCTTTTTCGGGATGGCTATTGCTACGCCCGAGAAAGTCGTGCCCAAGGCTGAAATTACGCTGCCGAACAAAGCGGTTCCTGGCGGCGAAACAATTACAGCAGACCTTGACAACAACTACGGTGAGTCAAATCAAGACCTTGCGCAGCAGCCTGTCACTGAGGCCGGAGTTGCAATTCACGAGGACTTGCGAGACGAGACGCCTCCTGGTGTCGATCAGGCGGACGTGAACAAGATCGAGAACAGCGACCCGAAAAATCTCACTGCACCTACTCCTGTCGGCGGGGCACAGAATTACAGTTGCCCGAACAACTTCGTCAGGAATTGGTCAGAACGATCATCGGGTACGCACGTCAGCCTGTTTGTTTTGCACTACACCGTTTCAAGGCCGGGATCGCTAGATGCAATTCGCAGGCTGTTTGATCGCCCGAGCTTCGGCGCGAGTTCGCACCTTGGGCTTGAGCCAAGCGGACGTTGCCAGCTATGGGTTCCCTTCGCAAAGAAGGCATGGACTGAGGGAGCTTTCAACAGCGTGAGTGATAGCGTTGAAATTGTTTGTTGCAACACCGTCGAGTCAAGATCGTGGTGGTTGTCGCAACCGATTTTTTCAAAGCAAATTCTCGCGGGAATCATCGTAGATCGCCTCCGTGCTAGAGGCATTCCACCTAGGCGTGTCGATCCTGTCGGCTGTAACGTCCAGCAGGCGGGCTACACAGACCACGATGCGCTTGAATGCGGGAACGATCACCATGACGTAGCTCCGAATTTCCCGTGGGACGTTCTTGGAAAGCAAATTACACAACGGTACAATGCGGGACAAGTAACGAGGCTTCCAGGCCCGGTGCCTAAGCCCGCATGGTTTTGGGATGCGTGCGGCGAATGGATTTCAGGACAATTCACAGGACTCTCTGGCCCGTCACCTAAGCCGACGTGGTTTTGGGATGCGTGTGGGAAATGGATCGAG